ATGTGCCCGAGGTGGTTCGTCAGCGGCACCGACGTCTATGGCCGGTCTCCCGGTATGGACGTGCTGGGCGATGTGAAAGCGCTGATGGTGCTGGAGCGGCGCAAGGCGCAAGGCATCGACAAAATCGTCAATCCGGCGATGGTCGGCCCGGCGAGCCTCAAGAACGCCGTCGTCAACCTGCTGCCCGGCGGCGTCACGTACGTTGATGGCCAGACGAGGGACGTGTTCAGGCCGGCGTACCAGATCGCCTTGCCGCTCAACGAACTCTCCGAAGAGATCCAGCGCCACGAGCAGCGCATACAGCGTGGGTTGTACGCCGATCTATTTTTGATGATCAGCCAAGAGGAAGATGTCAGGACGGCGACCGAAATTCGCGTGCGGCAGGAAGAAAAGTTGTTGGTCCTCGGCCCGATGCTGGAGCGCTTGCAGGTTGAGTTGCTCGACCCGTTGATTGACAGAACCTTCAAATTGATGCTGGCCGCTGGGCAGATCCCCGAAGCCCCGCCGGAGCTTCAGGGTGCCGACCTCAAGGTCGAGTACATCAGCCTGCTCGCCCAGTCGCAGCAGGCGATCGCCACCGGGGCCATCGAGCGCATGGCAGGGTTCGTCGGAAACTTGGCGGGCGCGAACCCGGAAGTTCTCGATAAGGTTGATTTTGACCAGTGCGTTGATGAGTACGGCGAAGCGCTTGGTGTACCGCCACGTATCGTCCGCTCCGACGAGGCCGTGGCTGAGCTACGCCAGGGCCGCGCACAGAAGCAGCAGGCGCTGGAACAGGGTCAGGCTGCAATGACCGCCGCACAGGGCGCGCAGGTCCTCAGCCAGACCGACATGCGGCAGGATAGCGCCTTGACCAGAATGCTGGGCATCAATCCCTGATGAGCAATGACGAGCTGCTCCTGCCGATGCACCCCAAGCTGTCTGGCGGCGAGATGATCCGCGTCGTCGGGGGCAACGGCAAAACGATGCTGGTGCCTGTGACGGCCCTTGTGGACGGCACGGCGATCACCGCCCTGCGCGATGACATCCTCGTCCTGACCGCCCACATCCTCGCGCTCGAGGCGCGGCCGATCGTCAGCACCGCCGGACTCGCATCACAGGCCAGTGTCACGGCGCTCGTCGCCAACCTCACGGCGCTGATTGAGAACGTCACGGCGCTGACCGACCGGGTCGAGGCGCTCGAAATCAAGCTCAAAAAGGACAAATGACGTGAGCACAAACGAGCTGCTGCTGCCCAGCGTAAGCGACCTCGACGGCACCGAGGTATTCCGCGCCGTGCAAAGTTCAGGCGCGGTGGTTCAGGTGCCGTATACCGCAATTACCGCAGAGTCCAACCCGCCGGTGACCGGCCTGACCGCGCTGACCGGAGCGGGCACGGCGGACGGCGATCTGCATCAGATCTATGACCTGTCCGCGACGAGCAACAGAAAGCAGACGGTGTCCGAGCTGGCCCTGGCGCTGAAGACGCGGCTTGCGCTGGCCGACTACGCCGACGATGCCGCTGCCGCAGTGGGTTCAGTCCCGGTCGGTGGGCTCTATCATACCAGCGGCTCTGTCAAGGTTCGTGTCGCGTGATGAAGCCCCGGCATGAGGGATGGGGTCAGGACCTTGGCTGGCAGCGATCGCGCGGGTTCGTAACTTCAATGAGGCCGCCCATGCCGGGACATGAACAGTATCACCTGCCCCGCCACGTCGCGCGCTTGCTGAGGGATTAATCCATGGCTGACATATTTTATGAGCCGAGCCGGTCGCTCCCAGCGAAGGTCCTGACCGCGACGCCGACCGTGAGTGCCTCCCCGGCCTACAGCACGGGCGACAACGTCGGCGGCAAGATCACGCTGACTGACGTCTGCCGCACAGCCCAAGGCAGTGGGCTGGTACAGTCCGTCGTCATCACCAGCAAAAGCCTGCAGACGGCCAGCTTCGATGTGATCTTCTTCAACTCCGATCCCAGCGGCTCGACCTTCACGGACAATGCCGCGCAGGCCATCGTCGACGCGGACCTGTCCAAGATCATCGGCGTTGCCCAGTGCTCCACGGTGGTGGCTCTGGCGGCCGAGAGCATCCACCAAGCCACCGGGCTTGCACTGCCCTTCGCGCTCTCCGGCGGGGCCACCACGATCTATGCCGCGATCGTCGTCCGGGGCACGCCGACACTCGGCAGCACCAGCGATATCTGGCTCTCCGTTCGCATCCTGCAGGACTGATCGATCAATGCCGAGAGAACCGAGACGCACGGTCGTGGTGCTGAGGCCGACCGGGTCGTCGGCTGTCATCGCACTGTCCAAACGCCGGCTGACCGAGGACGGGGACGTTCGCATCACAGAAGCCGGCGACCGGCGCATCACGGAGTAACCGGCAATGGCTGACAAGAAAATCTCCGACCTCAGTGCGGCGTCCACCCTGGCCGGCACCGAAAGCGTCGAACTGGTCCAGAGCGGCGCGAATGTTAAGGGCACCGTTTCCGGATTGGCCGCGTTCGGCACCGACATTCAACTCTTCACGGCATCCGGCACCTGGACGAAACCGGCGGGCTGCACCTGGGTCTGGATCGAGGTCATCGGTGCCGGAGCCGGCGGTGGTGGCGGAGCACGAACGGCGAGCGGGACCACATCATCCGGCGGCGGCGGGGGCGGTGGCGCCGGCCGGAACAGCGCCTTGTTCCGGGCATCCGATCTGACGTCCCCGGCAACCGTGACCATTGGCACGGGCGGCGCTGGCGGGGCGGGAGCCTCATCCGATAGCGCGGCCGGATCTAACGGCACGGCGGGCGGCAACACCACGTTTGTCAGCGGCAGTTTGACGATCACGGGCTACGGCGGCGGCTTCGGTGCGGGCGGGCAGAGTAATGCCGGATCGGGCGGCGGCGGGGGCGGTGGCTTTGTCGGGGCCGGCGGCAACGCCTCAACCGGCACCGGGGGATCTGCGGCTTCAGGGGCCAGCGCAGGCGGATCCGCCACAGCGGGCGGCACGGCCAGCAGTCTCGTTGGCGGCGGTGGCGGCGGTGGTTCGGCCAATGGCGCTTTGGGCGGCACCGGCGGGGGCAGCTACGGCGGGGGTGCTGCCGGTGCTGCCGGCGGTGGTGTCACCGTGACCCCCGCAGCAACAGCGGGCGGCACGGGCGGCAATCCCGGTGGGACGGGCGGCGCTGCGGCCGGGGTTGCCGGCACGGCGTTCACGTCAGGCTTCTCGGGCGGTGGCGGCGGCGGCGGCGGTTCAGCCCTCACCGGCACAGCCGTAGCAGGCGGCGCTGGGGGCGCTCCGGGCGGTGGCGGTGGTGGTGGCGGATCGAATTTGAACACCTTCACGGCGGGCGCTGGCGGTGCCGGTGCACGCGGCGAAGTGCGCGTGTATTCCTTCTAGCTATGCATTACGACCCGACGGACCCGGACGCTGTCGCCTCCGAGGAGCGCCTCGCTGCGGCCAAACAGCATCGCGATCTGGCCGACCTGCGGGCGGTGCTCAGCATCCCGGAAGGCCGCCGCTGGCTCTGGCGCGTGCTCGAGCAGACCGCGGCGTTCCGGGCATCCTACGACCCCGACAGCCCGATCCGCATGGCCTTCGCCGAGGGCCGACGCAGCACAGGCTTATGGCTGCTGGCAGAGCTTCAGCATGCCGCACCCGATGCGTTCGCCTCACTGATCGCGGACACATACGCCGCATCACAACTTCCCACCACTGACGACGAGGATGAGTACCTGAGATGACCGGAGCCGTACCAGCGGCTGCACCGGCTGCCCCTGCGGCGCCCGGTAACGCCACCCTATTGTCCGCGGGTGACACCCCCCCTGTCACCCCTGATCCCCAGCCGCCGGTAGAGCCGGAAAAATCTCCATCGGATCAACCGCCTGCTGAGGGTGACACCCCTGACACCCCACCGGAGCCGGAGGGCGAGGGAGAAGCGGAGCCGGAAGGCGCACCGGAAGACTACGGCACCTTTGACCTGCCCGAAGGCACCGCGGTCGATCAGGCAGCACTCGACACGGCTCTCCCGGAGTTCAGGGAAGCCGGCCTGACCAAGGCACAGGCGCAGACGGCCATCGGCCTCTACATCAAGCTGCAGGCCAAGCAGGCCGAAGCACAGGCCGCGCAGGTGGCCGAGTGGGCCAAGGCGGTCACCACCGACAAAGAGATCGGCGGGGCCAAGTGGGCCGAGAACCGGGCGGTCATCGCTCGGGCACGAGATCAATTCGCGACCCCCGAGCTGGTGCAGCTCATGGAGCAGACCGGTCTCGGCAGTCACCCCGAGGTCATCAAACTATTCGTCCGCGTCGGCAAAGCAATTTCCGACGACGGACACGTCATCGGCGGCAACCCCGGCCCCGATCCGCGCAGTGCGGAAAGTTTCTATGCGCGCATGGCGCGGTGAGGAGCAGTAAATGGCAACTATCGGCACAACCGCGCTAACGCTCATTGATTGGAGCAAGCGGCTCGACCCCAATGGCAACACGTCGGATCTCGTCGAGCTATTGAACACCACAAATCCTATACTTACGGATGCGGCTGTGGTCGAGGGCAACCTGCCCACTGGCCACCGCACCACCGTGCGAACCGGCCTGCCGACCCCGGCATGGCGCATGCTGAACTACGGTGTGCAGCCCAGCAAGTCGACCACAGTACAGGTCGATGACAGCAGCGGGATGTTGGAAGCCTATTCTCAGGTCGATAAAGATCTGGCGAATTTGAATGGCAATACAGCGTCATTCCGCTTGAGTGAAGACCGTGCATTTATTGAAGGTATGACGCAGGAAATGGCGTCAACGCTGTGGTATGGCAACACAGCGACCGACCCCAAGAAATTCCTGGGCCTGTCCCCGCGCTATGCATCGCTGAGCGCAGCCAACGCCGACAACATCATCGATGCCTCTGGCACGCAGACCGACAACACGTCGATCTGGCTGATTACTTGGTCAGATCAGGCAACGCATTTGATCTTCCCCAAGGGCAGCCGGGCTGGACTGCAGTCCCGTGACCTCGGCGAGCAGACCCTGATCGATGCGGCGGGCGGCCTGTATCAGGGCTATCGGTCGCACTACAAATGGGACATCGGCCTGACGATGCGCGACTGGCGCTACAACGTGAGGATTTGCAACATCGACGTCAGCAACCTGATCGCCGATAGCTCGGCGGCGAACCTCACCCGCCAGATGATTAAGGCCACGCACCTGCTGCCGTCTGAAGGCATGGGCCGGTCGGTGTTCTACGTCAACCGTACGGTCAGCACCTACCTCGACCTCCAGATGATGAACGGCACCAACGTCAACCTGACGCTGGATAATGCGGCGGGTCAGCGGGTCATGTCGTTCCGCGGCATCCCGATCCGACGTAGTGATGCGTTGTTAAACACTGAGGCCCGTGTAACCTGAAGTTGCAACACGGAAAGGCGTAACCACGGAAACACGGAGACAACACCATGTATATGGACAGGCAAAACCTATTCAGTTCGGCGCAGGCGATCACAGTCACGGCGGCGTCGACGGACCTCATCGACCTCGGCAGCACGCGCGATATCGGCTCCGGCGAAGTGCTGGAACTGATCGTTGTGGTGGATACCGCCTTCACGGCGGGCGGATCGGCGACGCTCGACATTGCGCTGCAGACCGACACGGCCGTAGGTTTTGGAACTGCAACCACGCTGCTCACCACCGGCACGATTGCGGTGGCGAGTTTGACGGCGGGCTATGTCGCGGCGCGCTGGCGGCTCCCGAGGGGCGTGCTGCGGTACCTGCGGCTGAACTACACGGTCGCCACGGGCCCGATGCTCACCGGCACCATCACGGCGGGCATCTCAATCGGCCGCCAGGAAACCGCCGTCTATGCGGATGCGCTGTGATAGGTGCCGGGGGCGGTGACCTTGCCGACAGTCGGCGCGCAGCCGGTCACGGTGCTTCAATGAGGCCGCCTTTCGGCGGAAAGCCCCCGGCATCACCATGATATGCCGGGGCTACAAGTCAGGGGAATGACCATGCCAGAATATCGCGTGATTAAAAAATCGTACATCCACGACCGGCTCTATGAACCGGGCGAGGTAGTCATCTTCGACGGCCCGGCTGGGACGAACCTCGAACCGTTGGGCGCGGAGAAACGCCCGCCGGAGCCGTCAATTTTTACTGGCAAACCTGGCCCTGACGGTGGGTCGCCGCCTCCGCAGACCGATGGCAAGTCGGAGTTTGACCGCGGCGGCCCCAACCGCCAGGACGCTATCGAGCAGTACGACAAGGCGCGCAAGGCCGATCAGGAAGTCGACATTCCGGTGACTGAGCCGCAGGCCCTGGCGCGTCGCAGTGAAGAGGAAGGCGCGCAGCGGGCAGCCGATAAGCCCAAAGCCACGGATGAGGGCCCGAAGGTCAAGCCGTTGGCCAAGCCTGCAGCCAAGCCGGTCGAAAAGCCGCACGACGAGTGATGAGGTGCCGGGGGCTGGCTGTCAAACACCGGATGCATGGTCTCTTCAGGCACAATGCTTCCTTCAATGAGGCCGCCCATTGCTGGGCGGAGGGTGGTCTGCAGGGCGGCGGTCAAGCTGGTCAGGTTGTCTCTTCAATGAGGCCGCCTGTCTCCAGACGGATGAGGCGCGGATCGACTGGCAACAAAAACGCCGCTTATTTTGGCTTCAATGAGGCCGGGCATCGCTGCCCGGAAGCCCCCGGCAACATCATCATGACGCAGACTGAGCGGAGCGAATATGGCGTCATCTGAAGTAGAGATCGCCAATCTGGCGCTAAGTCATGCGGGTGCGGGCGGTCCTATCGCTAGTCTTAGTGAAAGCTCCGTCGAGGCGCGGGAGTGCCTGCTCCACTACGCGAGCTGCAGGGACACGATCCTGAGAAGCCACCCGTGGAACTTTGCTCAGCGCGTCACCGCCCTGGCCGTACTCACAAGCACGGTCGAGGGCTGGGCATACGAGTACCAGTGGCCGGCGGACTGCCTGCAGATCCACCACATCCGTGCGGGCGGGTATGACAGCAGCGCGATTATCTGGGCCAATGAAACGCTGCCAGCATCGCTGGGAACGACGGTGTTATACCCACCGGTGCCATTTTCTATAGGCGTGACTACCGATGGAACGGGCCGCACTATCCTCTGCGATGCCTATCAGGCATACGCGTCCTATACCGCTGCCGTCACCATAGTTACCCTATTCGATCCGTTGTTCAGTGACGCCTTGAGCTATTTGTTGGCATCCCGCGTCGTGCAGCGCCTGACCGGCAACCGCACCATCAAGAGCGACTGCACGCAGATGTATCAGGCGACGCTGACAGCGGCCATGACCCGCGATGCCAACGAGCAGCGGCCGGTGGCCATCCCTGAACCGGATTGGATCAGGGCCCGCTCCTGATGGCGAGAGGCGACTACACGACCGCGATGCCGCAGCGGAGCTTTAGCGGCGGAGAGCTTGCGCCGTCTCTCCATGCCCGCAGCGATCTGGCCAAGTACCAGTCCGGGGCCAAGACGCTCCGCAACATGATGGTTCATGCGCACGGCGGTGCCAGCAATAGACCCGGCACCAAATACATCGCTGAGGTCAAGGATAGCTCGGCCCGTGTCCGGCTGATCCCGTTCCAGTTCTCGGTGAGCCAGACCTATGTTTTGGAATTTGGTCATTTGTATATGCGAGTCTATACAAATGGCGGGCAAATCCTGTCAGGTGGGACCCCATACGAGATCGTCACGCCCTACGCCACGGCAGACCTGCCTACCCTAAAGTACGTCCAATCCGCTGACGTCATGACGATCACCCATCCATCCCATGCGCCGCGCAATTTGTCGCGCACCGCGCACACGGCATGGACCCTGGCAACGATCACCTTGGCCCCGGCGCTCGCAGCGCCCGGCAGTCCCTCGGCGACCCCGACCAACGGTACCGGCGCGGTCCCGACTCACGTCGACAGCTACAAGGTGACGGCGGTTCAGTCGGAGACGCTGGAGGAGAGCCTGCCCAGTGTCGCAGCCACCTGCACCAACTTCCCACTCAACCCGGCCACCGGGACCTACAATACGGTCACATGGTCGGCGGTCGCCGGGGCGACGAAGTACAACATATACAAAGAGAGCAACGGCAGCGGCATCCACGGCTATGTCGGCTCCGCCACGGCTCTGACGTTTCGTGACAGCAACTTGGGACCGGACGACAGCGACACTCCACCGGATGCCCGCGATCCGTTCGCTTCGAGCAATAACCCTGGCGTTGTCACCTATCACCAGCAGCGCAGGGTGTTTGGCGGATCGACCACGGCGCCGCAGACGATCTGGATGAGCCAGAGCGGCAATTACTCCAACTTCAATGTGAGCAGTCCCAGCCGGGATGACGATGCCGTGACCGTCACGCTCGCAAGCCCGCAGGTGAATGAGATCCGGCATTTCGTGGCGCTCAATGACCTGCTGGTGCTGACGTCGGGCGGTGAGTTCAAAGTCACTGGCGGCGGCGAAGGCGATGCGATCACTCCGTCGGCGGTCGTCGTTCGGCCGCAGGGATACCGCGGGAGCAGCCATGTGCCGCCGCTCATCATCGGCGAAACCGCGCTGTTCGTGCAGCAGAAGGGCGCGATCGTCCGGGATATCGGCTACTCGCTCGACGTCGACGGCTACACCGGCAATGACCTCAGCGTGCTGTCCAATCACCTGTTTGAAGGCAAGACGATCAGTGAATGGGCCTATGCCCAAGCGCCGCATAGCATCGTGTGGGCTGTCCGGTCAGATGGTGTGCTGCTGAGCCTCTGCTATCTTCGCGAACATCAGGTTTGGGCATGGAGCCGGCACGACACCGTCGGCCTGTACGAGAGTGTCTGCTCAGTTTCGGAAGGCACCGAGGATGCGGTCTATGTCGCGGTAAACCGCACCATTGGTGGGGTCACACGGCGCTATGTCGAGCGCTTCCAGACTCGCATCGTCGATGACGTGCGCGATGCATTTTTTGTCGACTGCGGCCTGACCTACGACGGCGCGCTCGCCACCACCTTCAGCGGGCTGGACCACCTCGAAGGTGAGACCGTCGCTATCCTGGCCGATGGCAGCGTGTCGGCGCAGCAGGTCGTCTACCTCGGCGCAATCACCCTGCCGGCGGCTGCCCGTGTCGTTCATGTCGGGTTGCCGTACACATCGGAGATCAAGACGCTGGACCTCGATCTGGCCTCAGCCAGGGCCCCGGCCAACGCCAAGCGCAGGGTGACCGAGATCGTTGTCAAGGTGGAGCGGAGCCGGGGGCTGTGGGCAGGTCCCAATGCCGACAACGTCATCGAGGCCAAGCAGAGGGACATTGAGCCCTACGGTGACCCGATCGAACTGTATACCGGTGATATCAAGTTGGCGATCCCACCGTCGTGGGGCCGCTCCGGCTCCATCGTGCTGCAGCAACTCGACCCGCTGCCGCTCACCGTGCTGGCCGTTCTCCCGGAGGTCGAGGTTGGAGGAAACTAGAGTCCGCATTGAGCCGGCGACATGGGCGTATGGCCATGCGGTGGCGGCCAACATGCGCCCGTGCGACATTGCCGAGGTCTGGGCCCTGGCGCGCCACTCGCCGCAAGAGGCCATGGAGAGGTCGCTGGAGATCCCCGGCGAGGCCCACTGCTTCCTGGTCAACGACGTGCCCCTAGCCGTATTCGGGTGCGCCGAGACGGCGGCGCTGGACGTCGGGTCGCCCTGGCTCCTGGGCGCGGTCGGGGTCGAGCGCTATACGCGGCATTTCCTGATGCTGGGCCGGAAATACGTCTCTCGATGGGCGGACGAGTACCGGGACCTGTACAACGTCGTCGATGCGCGAAACCAGCCGAGCATCGACTGGCTCGTTAGGCTCGGGTTCGTGTTCGGCGAGCCCATCCCGATCGGGCCCGATGCAACGCTGTTCCTGCCGTTCCACCTTCGAGGTTTCCATGTGTGAGCCGGCCACCCTGACCGCCATCGGCGCGGGCATCGCCAGTGCGGCGTCCTCTGCCGGTGCAGCGGTCGCCACCGGCGTAGCGGCGCTGGGCACCACAGCCGGCGCCACCCTGGCGGCAACCGCCGTCAGCGGGGCTGTCACGGCCTATGGTGCCGTCCAGCAAGGGCAGGCGCAGAAGAAACAGGCGCGGTATCAAGCCGGTGTCGAGCGCAACAACGCCACCATCGCCGGCTGGCAGGCTCAGGACGCCACCCAGCGCGGCCAGATCGAAGAGCAACGCCAGCGATTGGCCACGGCAAGGCTGAGGAGCAGTCAGCGCGCCGGCATGGCCGCCAATGGCATCGAGATCGACAGCGGATCGCCGCTCGACGTCCTGATGGACACGGCGCAGTTGGGCGAATTGGACGCTTTGACCATCCGCTCCAACGCCGAGCGCGAGGCCTACGGCTTCCGGAGCCAGAGCGGCAACCTGATGGCGCAGGCCGGGCTGACCACGATGGCCGGGCGCAATGCCGCCACCGCCGGATACATCGGGGCAGGGAGCACGCTGCTGAGCAGTGCCGCGACGGTTGGTGACCGAAAAAAAACATACGACAGATACGGGATCTAGCTCATGGTGCGCGTTCCGCAGTACGAAGGGCCGAGCGTCAGGCCGACGCCGCTCCGTACCGAGCAGTCGATCCGCGCGCCGGAGGCTGCCTTCGGCGGCGCCACCGCTCAGGCCTTCCAGCAAGTCGGCAAGGATATCGGGCAGGTCGCATCGCTGGTCGACAGGCGGCTGGAGGAGCGCGGCAAGGAAGACGCCGAACTGCAGGCCTGGAATGCTTACACCTCTGCAAGCGCCGAGCAACAGAAGTTATTCTACCAGGGCGACACTGCGATTTATAATCGTCGCGGCGGCAACGCGATGGGTGCCAGCAATGAGGCCGCCGTCGAATTAAAGCGGCTGGGCGACGAGACCGGCAAAACCCTCACTAGCCCGCACGCACAGCAGTCGTTCCAGAAGCTCTGGGCTCGCAACCAAGAGTCCGAGATGGGGGCCGTCAGCCGGCATGAGGCTGGACAGCGCCGCGAGTACGCCGACCAGACGACGGCGGGCGTTCTCGCGACGTCGCAGAACATGGCGACGCTGCGATACAACGATCCGAACGAAGTCGAAAACCAAATCCAGATCGGCGAGCTGGCGATCCGCGGCAACAGCAAGGGATTGCCGGCGGAGCAGGTCACCGCCCAAGCTCAGGCGTTCCGGAGCGGTGTCCACAAGGCGGTCGTGCTGCGCATGGCCACCGACAATCCTCTGGCCGCCAACGAGTATTACAAAGCGCACGCCGACGACTTCACCGCTGACGACAACGTGGCGCTCCAGCGGACGCTCGCCCCGTCCGTCAAGAGGGCCGAGGCCCGAGCCGCGAGTGAGAGCATCATCACCGACGTCAGCAAGAATAGGTCTTCGCTGCCCAGCACCCTCCACAGCGCGGTCGAGGCGGTCGAGAGCGGCGGCGATGGCAATGCTGAGTCGGGCAAGGGCGCCAAGGGCGCCATGCAGGTGCTCGACAGCACCGGCCAGGAAGTCGCCGGGAAGCTGAACATCCCGTGGCAACCGGAACTGATGAAGGGCACCTCGCCTGAGGCCCTTGCCTATCAGCGGAAGATCGGGGGCGCATACCTCGACCAGCAGCACGAGAAGTACGGCGGGAATACCGTTCTGGCGCTCGCGGCCTATAACGCCGGGCCGGGCATGGTCGACGACTGGCTGAACGGCACCAACAAGACCGGCAAAAACCCTGATCTGGTCAAGCTGGGCGACCCGCGTACCGGAGACATTACCGATGCGGCGTGGGCGGCGAAGATCCCGTTCCGCGAAACCCGCGACTACGTCCGCAAGGTCCAGGAAAAGATCGGCACCGGCAACGACAACATCGATATGACCGCAGCCGTCCGTCTCGCGGAAGAGCGGTTCCCGAACGATCCGGAAATGCAGGATGCGGTCGTCCAGCGTATCCAGCAACAGAACAACCTGAAGGAAGCGGCGCGGCGAGATCGGGAAAACGAGGCGTGGCGTAAGGGCTTCGATCACGTCCACTCCGGCGGGAGCGTCGACAACCTGCCGCCCGACGTGCTGGAGCACCTGCCCGCCACCCGGCTGGCCGATCTTGAGCGCCTCGAGGACGCCCGCACCAAGGGCAAGGACAAGCCGGAGAACCCGGCGGAGTTCGACAGGCTGATGACGAAATCCGTCAACGATCCGGAGGGATTTGTCGCAGAAGATCCAACCAAGTGGGAACTGCCGAAGGCTCAGGTCAGCCAACTGATCGGCCGCAAGGCAACTGTGATGACCAAAGAGGCCAAGGAAGAGGCGAAGGCCAATGACGTCCGCAAGGCACTCACCCTGACCGCCAATCTGCTGCGTGAAGCCAAGATCGATCCGACGCCGAAAGACGACAAGTCGACCGACGCCAAGATCATGAACTCCTATACGGCGAAGCTGATGGAGCGGCTGGAGGAGTTCAGGCAGAAGGAAGGCCGGCGCGCGACCGACACTGAGGTGATAGAGATCGGGCGTGAACTGCTGTTGCCGGGCAGGCTCAGCGTCGACTGGGGCTTCGACAAGGACATCCACCGGTTTGAGGTTACGGAAGACAACAAGGCCAAGGTGACATCCCCGGACTATGAGAACATCCCGGCCCCCGAGAAGACGGCCATCACGAAGAGGCTGGGAGCCCGCGCAACCAACGAACTGGTCGAGCAGATCTACACCGCGGTGCTGCGCGGAAACAAAGCCGAGGTTGAGCGGCTGCTCCAGTCTCCAGCCCCGACAGTGACGCCCCCGCCGCCCAGCGCCACTGTCGTCCCGGTGCAGTGATGGACGCGTTCACCAGTCTACTCGGGCAGCCTGATGATCAGGTTCCCGATCCCCTCGTCACGCCCGCAACACAGCCCCAGCAACCCCGAACTGCGTTCGATCGCTTGCTCGAGGGGCCGACCGAGCAGGACTTCCGGCTTGGGGCCAACCTCAACGGCGCGGCGGCTACGACGCCTGACGGCCATCAGAAAGCCGTCGACGTCGGCAAGACGATCGGGGCCCCGGCGGACAGTGTCGCGTCCAACATGCCTGAGGCGGAGCGGCAGGCGAAGGTCAAGCGCTACCATGAGGCGCTCAACGATGCGCCCGCGCTCGCGCGGCTGCTGGCCGAAGACCCGGACATTGCCAAGCTGGCCGCTGACGACCTGCCGGTCCTGGCCAAGACCGAGAGCACCCTGAGCAAGATCTTCTCTTCGTTCTACGGCGGCGGGCAGGGCACGGCGGATAGCCTGAGCGACCTCGGTCAGTCTGGGGTCGTCGGCATGGTCGATATGTTCGGCTCCGGGGCCGGCGGCATCGCCGAACTGAACGACGTGCTGGCAAGAACAGCGGCGCGCGGCTATCGAGGCCTTGGGCTTGACACCCTGGCGGAGATCGCCGACCCCGCGACACGCCCATGGTGGCTGAGGCCGCAGGGCGTCCTCGAGGTGGCCGGCGACGAACTGAAAGACGTTGCCAAGACGATCGACATCCCAGAGGAGCGGCAGAACCTCGGGACGGATATTGCCAAAGGCGTCGGGCAGGTTGCCGGTCAGATCGCCCTGGCGTTTCTGACAGGCGGGTCAGCAACCACCGCCATGCTGGCGGGCCAGGGCGCCGACATCATGTCAGACCGGGTCGAGGATGCCGGCAAGGAGGGTACGGCGGCCGGAGACGTGGCCATCGTCGGCGGGGCCGCGGTCACGGCGGTGCTTGAGAAGCTGGGTCTGGACGCGCTGCTCCATCGCGTGCCGCCGGCTGTCAAGAACGGCATCCTGCGGCAACTGACGGATATCAGTCTGGCAGGCGGCATCGAGGCGCTGGAGGAAGTCGCCGAGGGCATCCTGCACAACATGATTGAGATGGTCACCGTCAATCCGGACGCCACGGTGCTGGATTGGGAGGGCATGAAGCAGGAAGCGGCGGCGGGCGGCGGCACCGGGGCTGTGATCCGCGCGCTGGTCAACGCTGCGACCAAGGGCCGTCAGATCTCCGCCAACACGAAGAAGGAAATGCGGGCCGGTCAGGACGCCGCCACGGTCGAGGCCCTGGTCACCGGCACGGCCGAGAGCAAGCTGCGTGACCGCAACCCAGATGCGTTCAGCCGGGTCATGGCAGCGCAGACGCAGGGCACGCCGGTCGAGACGTTCTACATCCCGGCGGATCGGATCGCGGAGCTATACCAAGACGGCGCCGGCACCTTCGACGATGATCCGCTGAACCAGATCGAGGGATTGCGCGAGCAGCTCGCGGAGGCGCTGGCGGTTGGCGGAGATGTCGAGATCAGTGCCGCCGACTACCTGACCCACATCGCTCCGACCGACACCCACGGCAAGCTGAAGAACGACCTGCGGGCAAGCCGTGACGGCTGGTCGGTCAATGACGCCAAGGCGTATAGCGACAACCCTGACCGGGAAGCCGATCTGCAGGCGCTGGTTGAGGAGCTGGCGATCAAGGATGAGAACGCCGCTGTCGGGCAGACGGTCTTTGACGACGTCTACAAGCAGTTGATGGATACCGGGAAGTACGAGAGCCGTCAGGCTGCTGCACAGGCGACTCTCGTCCGCGAGCGCTACCTGACGCGGGCCGAGCGGCTGGGCAATGGTGCTGATGCTGATGCGCTGTACCTCCGCGATCAGCTCAAGGTCCACGGTCCCGGCGCTCTGGCTCGTGTTCAGCGCGGTGATCTGGATCTGGTCATCGCCCGACTGAAGAGCGGCGAGACGGTGACGGCGGACAAGACCCCGGTGCTCGACATCGTGCGCAAGGCCGGCGGGGTGAAGCCGGGCTCCAATCTGGCCGGCGAACTGAAGGCCATGGGGATCACGAGCCGGACCCATCCCGGCCTGTTCCGCAAGACCGGCATCGGCGACGTGGACAACTTCGTGCTGTCGGAACATGACGTTCTGCGGGACAACGGCGTTCCGGACAGCGGCAACGGCTATGCGGATCGCGTCGCTGTGCTCGAGGCGCTGCGGCGGGAAGCCGGCGGGCGCGGTGCTGCGCTCCTGACGCAGGACGAGCGGTCACAGGCGGCGCGGCTGGACGAGCCGGTGTCGGTGCTGGCCGAGCAGATGGAAGCGGCGGGGCTGGACCCCAACACCATGACCGCCGACGAAATCAAGGCGTGGGCGACGGGGCAGCGGGCGGAAGCTGAACCGGCGGATACGCAGGGTGTGTTGCTGCAGGCAGACGCTCTCCGAGATCAGGCGCATGCTGAAATCGCCAACTTGGCGCGGCGCGTCGGCGGCTTCTCCATGGACGACGAGACGGCGGCCATGGACGAAGGCGGCGATCTCGTCGAGCAGACCATCAAGGAGAAGTTGCCGGAACTGGCGGCGGTCTATCGCAAGCTGGTCTATACCAACGATCCGCTGACGGCGGAGGAGTTGCCCCCGGCAACGCGGGCGCAGTGGGAAGCCAGCAAGCCGTCTCCAGCGCCTCCGAAGGCTGAAGCCAAGGCAAAGCCGGAGCGCAAGGGTGCTACGCCGTTCAAGGCTTGGTTCGGCAAGAGCAAAATCGTCGATGCCAAGGGCGAGCCGCTGGTCCTGCACCATGGCAGCCCGGTTCAGGATATCGAGGCGTTCCGCAACGGACGGACGGCGTACGGGATTTTCTTCACCGATAGCCTGCGCAGCGCGGCCTATTACAATCCCGCCGCCGATCTGGCCGATCCGAAGGCTGCGGATGTGTACAACGTCTATCTGCGGGCCGAGAAGCCGGCGGACCTGCGCAAGCCTTCGGTGCTCAGCCGCGTCGCCAAGGAAGCCGGGGTCAAGGCTGACCTCGAGGAAATCCGCACCCGCTTGGAAGTCGGAGATCTGTACGCCATGGACGGCGGGCGGACACAGGACAAGCTGGTCAAGACGGCCGAAGCCATGGGCTTCGACGCCGTCATTATGCCGGACACCTCTAGCGGCGATCTGGCGAACAGCTACATCGTCTTCGAGCCGACGCAGATCAAGAGCGTCAACAACCGCGGCACCTTCGACGCCAACGACCCGCGCATCCTGTTCCAGTCCGTCTACCACGGCAGCCCGCACATCTTCGACGCCTTCACCACGGCGGCCATCGGGAGTGGTGAAGGGGCGCAGATATTTGGCTTCGGGCTGTACTTCGCGGCCAGGAAGGAAATCGCGAAGTGGTACCGTGAGAAGCTGACGCCGCCGGGCAAGGTCACTCGGAATGGCGCCGCCCTGAAGCTTAGTGACGCCAAGGCTGCCGCTGACGATCTGGAAATGCCGCGCGCCATCGGCGTTGCCGGCACCATGCTGAACCGCCTCGGCAAGTCGAAAAGCTTTGACGACTACCTGTCGCAACTGGACGAGATCCTCGCCGATCCGCATTTGGATGTGTTCCCCTCGGCGGCGGCGGACGCCCGCAACGAGAAGCGTCTGGCGGAGCATCTGGACGCCGAGCATCTGATCACGGTCACGCCATCGAAGGCGGGTCGGCTGTACACCGTCGAGATCCCCGACGACGGCGAGTACCTGCTGCACGACGAGCCGATTTTCGATCAGCCGGAGGCGGTGAAAAAACAACTGGGCGCGTTGCGCGCGGCCTTCGACGAGACAGCCCTGGAGGAGTTCGAGGACGAGTACAACGAGCCGTTCGAGGGATGGACCGGGGCGCAGTTGTACAAGGCGCTGACCCTCTACGCAGCCGAAAGCCCGCTGCCCGGCCAGGACGACACGACCGGCAACTACCAGCGCGACGCCTCGGAGTTCCTGCTCAGCCTGGGCGTGCGCGGCATCAAGTACCTCGACGCCAGCGCGCGGGGCACGTCCGGCGACAGCTTCAACTATGTCGTGTTCGCGGATAGCGATGCCGTCATTCAGGCATATGAGCAGTCGGCGGCGGGCGGCGCTCGCGGCAGTTACCAGCGGGCGTTCGACCCGTATGGCAACCCGGCGAACATCATCAAGCTGACGCAAAGTGCCGATCTCTCAACCGCTCTCCATGAATTCGGGCATTTCTACCTCTTCCAGTTGATCGACGATGCGGCAGGTCCTGGCGCCACGGACGAGGCGCGGGGCAAGCTGCAAGCTGACCTGCAGACCATCCTCGACCATGTCGGGGTCAAGGTGGATGCCGCCACGGCAACGCCGGATCAGATCCACGCTGCCATGACGCGCGATGCGCATGAGTTATGGGCGCGGTCGTTCGAGGTCTACCTGCGGGAAGGCAAGTCGCCGTCGGCCAGCCTGCGCGATGCCTTTGCTTCGTTCAGCGCATGGCTGGTGCGGATCTACAAGACGCTGAAGGCCATCCCCGACTACCGGAAGAACCTGACGCCGGAGGTCAGGGGCGTGATGGACCGGCTGCTGGCGACGGACGAGGCGATCAAGGATGCACAGGCATCTTCGTCGTTCCGGGTGCCCAGCGCATTGCGCACCGTCATGACGGCGGCGGAGCAGAAGAGTCTGGAGCGGCTGACCGAGCAGGCCAACCGGGAGGCGACGGAAGATCTGCGCAAGCGGGTCATGCGCGAGATGGAGCGCGAGCGGCTGGAGTGGTGGAAGGAAGAGCGGGAGAAGGTCAGGAAGGAGATCGAGGCGGAGGTTCAGAACCGGCCGGTCTATCGGGCGTACAACATCATCCGCACCGGCCAGACGGCGGACGGCGGGCAACTGGTCGACGAGAACGGCGAGCCTCGCGCCATGAAGCTGGACCGCAAGACGCTGGAACTCGACTACGGCAAGGATGTGATCAAGCTGCTGCCCAAGGGCCTCTCTGCCAAGGACGGGGCGTCGCATCACGTCGTTGCGAACCTGACGGGCTTCGGGTCGGCGGATGAATTGCGTGATGCGCTGATGAACTTCCAGCCGATGAAGGACGTGGTCGAGGCGGAAACCGACGCCGCCATGAAGGCGCGGCACGGCGACATGCTCAGCGATGGGCGGTTGGCCGAGGATGCCGCCGAACTGGTCCTCAACGAGAAGCAGTTGGAGCTGGCGGCGCTGCAGGCTAAGGCACTGCGGCGGCTGGCGTCGTCGGTGGTGAAGGAGGCGGCGGGGCGGCTCGCGTCGGAGCAGGGCGTTCAGAGTCGGGCGGACGATGCCGCGGCGGTCGGCGAAGCGCAGCGCGACGTCGAGGCGGTGGCCAATGCCGGGGCTCCCGCCGAGGCGGTTGCCGGGCTGCAGGTCGAGCAGGTGTTCACGGAAGCCTTCCAGGGCGAGGCCGTGGGCGTTCGCAGGGGACAGCAGGCTGCGCTCCGGCAAGTCCGGGGCATCCAGACTGGGTTGGACCTCAAGGCCATCCAGGCGGCGGCCAAGAGGGCTATCGCCGGCAAGCGGATCGAGGACGCACAGCCGGGCAAGTATCGCGCACAGGCGGATCGGCTCGTGCGCAAGATCGAAGAGGCGATCGCCAAGCGAGACTATGAGAATGCTTCGACGCTCAAGGAAAAGCAGCTCATCAATCTGGCTCTGGCGAGAGAAGCACAGGAAGCACAGGCGCGCGTCGAGAAGGCGGTCAAGCGGTTCTCCCGGCTGCGCAAACCCGACAGCAAGCTGGCGGGGTCCACCGACGTGGACTCCCTCGGCGCGGCCAGGGCGATCCTGTCGGTCTTCGGCTTGTCCAGTCCGCAAGTCGGCTTCGATCAGCAGGTCTGGTTCCAGAAGATGGCGGAGCAGGACCCGGTCGGCGCTGCCGACATGCGCGCCATGATCGATGCTGTGACCAAGGGCGTTGGCACGGTTGCGGCGCGCGGACGGACACGGACGAGGGCCAAGCATCGGCCGGGCTCGCCCGGTCCGAGGGGCGGGGCCCCGGTGGCCATGGGCCAGATCTGGCGGCAGATGACTGTGGAAGAGTTTCGGAGTCTCACGGACGCCGTCGACGCCATCCTCAGCATGGGGCGGGACGAGCGGAGCGTGGAACTGGAAGGCGAGCGTCTCGAGATCAAGGCGGCGGTTGCCGAATTGATTGCCCAAGCCTCCGGTCGGGATAGCGGCAAGCGGATCGGCGAGACCGAAGCCGTCACCGATGCCGAGAAGCGGACGCGCTCGTTCTGGGGGCTGGCGGCCTTCCTGGAGCGCACCGAGAGTTGGGCCCGGCGCATGGATGACGGCAAGGTCGGGCCGTTCACCAAGTATCTGGTGCGCCCGGTGCTCAGTGCCGTCTATGAGTACCGGGCGGAGAAGACCCGCCGCATCAAGCAATTGGTCGACATTCTGGAGCCGAGGAAACAGGAACTACTCGGCAAGCCGATCCACAGCAACGAACTGAACTACACCTTCGCCAATAAAGGCGCATTGTTGCACGCGATCCTCCATAGCGGCAACGACAGCAACTTCCGGAAACTCCTGCTCGGCGGCAGGGGGAAGGGCTTCGCGTGGGGCAAGGCGATGCCGGATGGGTCGGTGGATCGGAGCCGCTGGGACAGCATGATCCGGCGCTTCGTGCAAGAGGGGGTCCTGACCAAGGCGGACTTCGACACGGCGCAGCAGATCTGGGATTTGTTGGAGGAGCTGAAGGGCCCGGCGCAGATCGCACACAGGGCGATGAAGGGTTTCTACTTCAACGAGGTCGAGGTCACCGGCATCGATACGCCGTTTGGCAAGTTTCGCGGTGGCTACGTCCCGGCCGTCAGCGACCGGATGCTGAACCCGGATGCCGGCGCGCGGGTCGACGCCAATGCCATGGGGGATATGGCTAACGCCGGCATCCTGCCAAGCGTCGCCAAGGGCTTCACCCGCAGCCGCGTTGAATACAATCAGCCGCTGGAACTCAACATCAGCCGGCTGACCGGGCACATGGACACGGTGCTGAAATTCACGTACCTGGGCCCGGTGGTCAGGAACGTCACCCGTCTGGCGATCAATCGCGAGTTCCGGCAGGAAATGTTCGGGATCGATGCCCATGCCATCGACGAGGTGCTGATCCCGTGGTTGCAGAGGGTCGCCCGGCAGACCGTCGAGATCCCGCCGACGAGCGATGGCGCGCGGACGGCTGCGAAGTTCTTCAAGGGCCTGCAGAAGCACACCGGGATCGCCGCAATGGCCGGAAATTTGATCAACGCGCTGCAGCAGATCACCGGCATCAGCGTCGCGATGGTCCGGGTCAAGCCGCATCGGGTGCTGCGCGGGCTGGTCTCCAGCACCTTCGCCCCGAGGCACTCGTCCCAGATGATCATGCAGAAGTCCGCTTACATGCGAGATCGCATGGACAGTACTTCCGTTGAACTGATGACCACGCTCGACGATCTGCTGGAGGCCAAGAGCGTCTTCCGCAAGATCCGCGACAAGACCGACAAGCATGGCTATTTCGCTCAGATCCGCATGCAGAACCTCGTCGACAAAGCGGTCTGGCTGGGCAGCTACGAGCAGGGGATCGCGGCAGGCAAGACCGAGGACGAGGCTGTGCTCGAGGCCGACAGCGTGGTGCGGACGACGCAGAGCAGCTTCGCGCCGGAGGATGTGTCGCGGGTCGAAGCTCAGCAGGCCTTCATCAGGCCGTTCTTGCAATTTTATAGTTATTTTGATGCTCAGTACAATGTGCTGCGCACAGAGTTCGACGCCACGGTGACTGACCTGGGATGGGTGCGCGGCAGCCCGCGACTCTTCTATATCTACGTCGTTGGCGCGCTGATCCCGTCGGTCCTGGCAACGGCGATGATGGAAGCGGCGCGCGGCGAGCTGGGTGACGACGACGACGATGGATTGCTGGATGACATCGGCGAGCTGTTCGCTCTGTCACAGATCAAATACTTCGCGGCGATGGCCCCCGGTGTCGGGACACTGGTGAATTTCGGCATCAACCTTGCCAATGACAAGCCATACGACGACCGCCTGACCCCCGCTCCGGTGATCGGGCAGGTCCAGCGCGTCGGGTCCTCTGTCGTCAATCTGGCGACTGGCAACGAGCCCACGGCGGGTCGGGCAGTGGCCGACGCTCTGCTGCTGATCAGCATGGCGTTCGGGTTGCCATTGGCACAGGCCGGTAAGCCGCTGGGGTATATCGCCGACGTCGCGACGGGCGAACAAGAGGGTGACGACGTCTTCGACTGGGCGCGCGGCCTGCTCAGCGGCCGCGAGGGGCCGAAGCAGTAATCTAGACAAGATGGAGAACTTCAAATGACTGTCGCATCGGCCGTCAGCAGAATTACGGTTGCCGGAAACTCGAGCGCGACGTCGTTTGCGTTCCCGTTCAAAATTACCTCGTCGTCACACCTCCTCGTCACGAAAACCACCTCCGCCGGCATCACCAGCACATTGACGCTGGGCACGCATTACAGCGTCTCGGGTGTCGGCAGTGAGAGCGGCGGGTCGATCACCTACCCGCTCTCCGGCACGGCGCTGCCAACGGGCGACAGCCTGACGATGCGGCGGGTGGTGCCGCTGACGCAAACCACAGATTTAACAAATCAAGGCGCATTCTACGCTGAGGTGCATGAGAATACATTTGACCGCCTCACCTACATCGCGCAGCAACTCTCCGACGAATTGACCTCCCTGGATGCGGTGGTCGACGGATTGATCGGGGACGTTCCCGGCGCGCTGCGGGCCTACAGTTTCGTGGGCGACGGCGGCACGGTGTTGTTCAGTCTCGGGGTGACGCTGACGGGCGGCGTGCGCAGCGTGCTGGTGGCGGTCGACGGGGTCCTGCAGGGCATCGACACCTACGCGGTCAGCGGCACGTCCCTGATCTTCTCGGAGGCTCCGCCCTACGGCGCGGTTATCGACGTCAGGGCGATCGGCGAGGCATTCAGCGTGACCTTGGCGGACACCTCGCTGGTCACGGCGACGGGCACGACCACGGGGCGCTCCCTGGCAGATCACCTCGGGGGCGAGTTCAACGCGGCCGAATTTGGCGTGGTCGGCAACGGCTCAACCAATGTGTCCGTCACCCTGCTGGCGGCGATGACGGCCGCTGCGACGGCTGGCAAACCGCTGCACCTGTCGCCCGGCACCTATCTGATCCTGAGCCGGCTCAATCCGCCGACCGGCCTAACCCTGATCGGGGACGGCCAGCCGGAGGATGTGATTATTCGGTACGGGACCGCCGTGTCTTCGGATGCCGTCCGGCTCGAGAATGTCCACGATATCCGGATCGAGAACATCACCTTCGACAACGGCCACGACTTGGGTTTCCCGTTCGGCAATCCGATCGAAGTCAACAATTCTTACAACGTCGTCCTCAAGAATATCCGTATCCTAAACCCGTCCGATGATAGCGTCCGTATCCACCTCGGCAGTCATCACGTCGTTCTGGAAGACAGCATCATCAGCGACAATACGATTGACCACGGGGTCATTATTGACAATGCATCGTATGTAACTGTCCGTCGTAACGAAGTCAGCCGGAACCTCGGGTTTGGTATCTTCGTCACGAACGGCAGCCATCACATCTATATCGAAAACAACATTTGTGAAGACAACGGCATTGAAGGCGTGGCAATCACGTACAGCGCTTACATCGGGCGGGTGACCGAGAACTTCGTAAAAGGCAGTGGCGACAACGGCATATCTGTTACGGGCAGGAAGTTTGTCGTCGTCGGGAACACATGCCGCCAGAACCACTTTCACGGGATCGAACTTTTCGGCGATGAAAACACCTGTACGGGTAACCACTGCTGGAACAACGGGCAGATTGGCAACCCTGGATACGCAGGCGTTGCCACATATCCAGGGTTTGGCGGGACGGGGTCATATAACACCATCGTCGGCAACAGCACCGGTGATGACCAGACCGTCAAAACGCAGGACTACGCCGTCAGGCTGTACAATACTACGTACACAAGCTGGACAAATGGCGGCGTCATTACGCTCTCAACAACCAGTATTTATCAGCGGCACCTGCTGAATATCTACGTGGCGACGACGGCCGGCACGATGGCGACTGGCTCGGAGCCGGTGCATACCAGCGGCACCGTAGCCGGCGCGGACACCATCGCGTGGAAATACATTGCCAGCACGACATCAGTGATCGATTTCAACAGCGCGTACAACTTCGTCAGCGGCAACTCGAACGGCGGGAATAAAGTCAGCGAGTTCAATCTCGGCACCAGCACCAAGTTCAACACCGTCCACGGTGCCGACCGCGTGCGGCTCCCGGCTCTAGCCTCGACGGCATCGTTTCCATACTGCGAGGTGATCAGCGGCACCGGCACTCCAGAGGCTGTCGAGACCGGAACCAACGGCAGCCTGTTCCTGCGCCGGAACGGCACGACTGGCGTCACGCTCTACGCCATGGCGAATGCCAGTGCGTCATCCCGCCAGACGACGGGCTGGAAACCGCTCGCACTGCGCGACTTCGGTGCAGAGGCTTCGCGACCCGACCTGACGGGCGGCGGCAGCGGGCTGCGGGGTTACGCCTACTGGAACGATGACATTGACCACCTGCAGGTCTGGGAAACCGCCGCATGGGCGACCCTCAAAGCCATCCTGACGGAGGCCCGCACGACGGCCGGCGTCCTGGATATCACCCGCGCCCGCAACACCGTGAGCAATGCCACGGGTGGCACCTACGCCGTCACGCTGGCCGCGCCCACCGTCGCCCTGCTCGGCGTGGACAAGGACGTGACGATGATCGCCGGGGACGGCACCAACACGGTGACCCTGGCGTTGACCAACGTCGTGGGCGGGGCCGGAGCAACGACGGCAACGTTCGACGCGGCCGGCGAAACCCTGTCACTGCGCGCGATCCAGACCGGGGCAAGCACCTACCTCTGGATGGTCACCAAGGAATACGGCGTGACGCTGACGTGACGCTGACGTGAAGGAGCATGCTGGTGGGTTTAACGAAGAGTAGGAATAGGATGACGACCGGGGCTCCTATAGCCCTGATCGACCGCTCCCCCGCTGGCACAGGCCTGGTGGACGACCGGGCGGCCCTGGTGGCGTGCGAGGCGGCCGGCGCGTTTGTTGACTTGTCGCCGGGGACATACCTCGTCAGCTCCAACCTGACGCTGACCAAGGTGCTGCGATTTGCTCCCGGCGCGATCTTGAAGCCGGCATCCGGGGTGACCATCACGCTGACCGGGGAGGTCATCGCCGGCGCGTGGCAGATCTTCGACGTCAGCGCTGGAGGCACGATCGCCGGGCCTGTGAGAAATCAACTGGTATATCCGGACTGGTGGGGCGCGGCGCCCGGCGTCGCATCTAGCCAGACGTCGAAGATCCAGGCGGCCATCACCTTTGCCGAGAGCGGTGCCCGCACAGTCTACCTGCGCAACGGTCTGTGGCGGTGCGACACGTCGCTGTACATGCGACAGCCCGCCTCACTGGTCGGCGATCCCGGCATTCCGGCGCAGGGCGTGGATAGCGCGGTGTCGGCGTTGGATTTCTCGAACGCGGTAAACACGGTCAGCGGGTTGATCGTCGGGCGGGTCACGGATTTTCCTCTGGACGGCATCACAATCAGGGACATTGCGATCTACCGCGACACGCTGGTCTCAACCGGGAGCGGCTGCGTCGGCCTGACCTTCGACAGCGTCTATCAAGCTGAGTGCATCAACGTGCAGATCTGGAACTTCGACCGCGGCTATTCATTGCAAGGCTCTGCGACATACCCCTGCAGTCAGTGTGAGTTCCGGGGTTGCCGGTCGACCTATGCCGGGACTTACCACTGGGAAGTCTGGTGCGCGATTGATTGCGTCTTTGATCGCTGCAGCGGTGGCGGCGGCCCCGCGACGTATTGTTTCTACGTCTACCCCAACGCCCCTGCCGTTGTCCCCAATGCCTTGCATTGGACTAACTGCATGTTCGTGTCGTCGGCTGCTCTTAACGGCATCCGTATCCTCGCCGGATTTTGGCACAGCATCGAGGATTGCGTCTTTGAAGAAATGGATGAGGCCGGTGTTCTGGTCTCGATGCTGACCACCGACATTGCCCTGATGCACGTGTCCGTCACCGATTGCTGGTTTAATAATTGTGGCGTGGGTTTTCGAAGCAATAACGACGGCGGCAACTTCCGGATCCGCGACAACAGGATCGAGGCGTCGACCGCGAGCGCGATGTTCGGCATCATCATCGATAGCGCGGGGGCGGAGCTGGAGCGCGACATCCTCATTGAAGGGAATAATGTCAAATTCAGCGGCGGGTCAGCGACAGGGATCTACCTCAACAAAGTGACGGGAGCCCGCGTCCTTAACAACCGCATCGTCGGCAGCGGCTCAGCTTCGGCGCTGGCGGGGATCGGGCTCGGGGCCGCGACCTCGGTCTGTCTGGTCACCGGCAATCGCAGCCAGACCACATTCGCCGCGGCAGACGGCATCTCCGATGGCGGCGCTAGTAACGTCCTGGCGAACAACCAGAAGTATTGATCTGGTGAAACGGCGTGACGATTGGCGCGGCACCTTGCTGTTCCTCGGCATCGTCACGACGATCGCGTTCATCCTCTACGGCATTCTGATGACGCTACCGGCGGTGGGGGCCGAGCTGCGGGACCGGGAACTGCTCGCCCGGATGGCCTACAGCGAAGCCCGCGGCGACGGGGTGCTTGGGATGACCGCCGTGTCCAATGTGGCGATCAACAGGCTGAAGCAGCCGGAGCGCTTCGGGCGGACGCTGATCGAGGTCCTGCGGGCGCCGCGCCAGTTCGCGGTGGGGCCTGCCCGGCGGGCGTCCGATCGCCATTGGCAGCTCGCGCTGTGGGTCGCAGAGGGCGCTCTGGACGGGACGCTGCCGGACTTGACCAAAGGCAGCACGCATTTTTTCGTCTGCAATATGCGTCGCCCGCCGCGATGGGCATTCACCCTGCAACGGACAATTCGGATCGGGCGGCACTGCTTCGCCCGCTGACACGGGTCGTTAACCCCTTCTGGGTACCCTCAACCAATTTGGCTGAGGGTGCTGACATGTGGCGTATGACTAGCCGGGCAGGGCGCAATATGATCGAGGCCTTCGAGGGACGGCGGCACAAAGCCTATCGGTGCAGCGCCAATGTTCTCACCGTGGGCATCGGGCATACCGGGCCGGACGTGACGCCGGAGACCGTTTGGAGCGATGCGGAAATCGACGAGCGGTTTTCCGCGGATCTGCGGAAGGTTGAGATTGCCATCAACAAGCTGGTGACGGCGCCGATCACTCAGCCAAGTTTTGACGCGTGCGTGAGCCTTGCCTACAATATCGGACTGCACAATTTCAAGACTTCAACGTTGTTGAGGTTGATGAACCAGGGCCGACACCGGGACGCCGCAGCCGAATTTCCGCGCTGGAGTTTCGCCAACGGCCAGCAGATGCCGGGTCTAATCCGGCGGCGGAGGGCGGAGACCGAGATGTTCCTGCAGCGAGACTGAGCGCGCTCCCGCGGTGCGACGGATGCCGGCGGATCGATCCGGACAAAAGCGAGCGCATGGCGGCGGCAATGCTGGCGACGCTCGATGACTGGACCGCCCGCGTCGAGGAAATCGCCGTTCATGCCATCCCCGGCAACCGCGTTAGGGCGTTGAGCTTACTGCGTGACATGGAACAGACGCGGCACTCGTTGCGCCGGCTCGCGGGGCTGGAATGACGCCGGAGCGCGAGGTGCTGCGCGCCATGCGCAATTCGATTGCGAGCTGGGTCAAAGCGCTGGACGCGACCCCGAACAAGGATCGGGAGTTGAAACACCTGTTGGTCCAGATGAGATCTGGCATCCTGGTTCTGGATCAGTTCCTCACCCTCGCGCGCACGGACGAACCGGAGGCATAGTCACCGGGGAACCAGACGATCCGCCCCTCATCCTCGCGCGCGCGGACGGACCCTCGTACAACACCGGCCCCTCACCCTCGCGCGCGCGGACGGACCCGCGCGAGGGTGTGGGGCTTGCCGCTGTGGTGTCCCACACCCTCGCGCGCGCGGACGAAACATTTCGGCAGCCCAGACAACGACGCGCTCCGGACCCTCACCCTCGCGCGCGCGCGAACCCAGATCAGACAGGAGTGGTTCTCCTGGGGCTGCCCCTCACCCTCGCGCGCGCGGACGAACCGTTGAGTTTGACGGCGACCTCGACCGCGCCCTCCCCTCACCCTCGCGCGCGCGGACGAACCGCCAGAACAATGCTGTTCGCGGTGACCAGGGAACCCTCACCCTCGCGCGCACGGGCGAACCGAGATCATGGAGAAGATCCCCTCACCCTCGCGCGCGCGGACGAAACACCGTTTGGAGCGATGCCGAGATTGATGAGCGGCCCTCATCCTCGCGCGCGCGGACGAACCCGGCGTGAGGCCTAGGCGGCCTGTTACGCTCCCCCCTCACCCTCGCGCGCGCGGACGAACCGTGCTGATGACCGCCTTTGCGGTGTGCCTGAGCCCCCCACCCTCGCGCGCGCGGACGAACCACCTGACCGCGATCCAGCACGCTGCCAGACGCCCCCTCACCCTCGCGCGCGCGGACGAACCGGTGAGGGCAGCTACGGTGCCGATCCGACCAGACCCACACCCTCGCGCGCGCGGACGAACCAGGGGTCACGGTCCTGGCGGGCATAGCCCAGGTCCCTCACCCTCGCGCGCACGGGCGAACCGCCGCACCCAAAGCGTAGTACCGGAGCTGCGGACCCTCACCCTCGCGCGCGGACGAACCGGGATGGGCCGAAGCCCGACTGCCGGTGCTAGACCCTCACCCTCGCGCGCGAACCTCAGGCGCTGCAATGTACCCTCACCCTCGCGCGCGGACGGATCGGCCGTGTCCACGACCTGATCCACGAGCTGTCGCCCTCACCCTCGCGCGCACGGCATCTGATCGCACCAGCCCCCATCCGCACGCCTGATCAACGGTTCAAAGATCCGCCGCAAAATGGGTCGGTTGCGCACTCAGTGCTCCTCTGATCCCTCACAGGAAGAGGTATTCGACCCGCGCGAGTTCGGTCCAAGATAGGGTAGCGCCGGAAGGTCCGGATCGTTCGCCCGTCACCCAGGCCACGGGACATGAAGGTACGAGCCGTGTTACCGGCCGCTCAGCCCGCGACGCCTTACAGCGTCAAGTAAATAATGCGCAAAGTTTTCGTCCTCGCGCAAGTCCCTGCCGTTTCTCTCCTTCTTCGTAGGTAACTGAGTTAGCCATGCCCCCTTTATCGATATGATGTGGGCGGCGTTCTTGTCTGCGTCAGCCTTATGGTTACACTTGACACAAGCAAACCGAGACACGTCCAATACATCCGATCCCTCAACTTTTAGTTTCGGCCTGTTGGCTTTATCAACATGGCCGCACTCCGGACAGGTCTGCGAGGTGTAGGCAGCGCCGATCGCGATCGGTGGCGGCAGCCCGACTCGGGCCAGCTTGTATGTCAGCACCTGGACCAGCTTGGCGTACTGCTGTCGCCCCAGGATGCGACGGAAATTCCGGCCTCCCCGCCCGCCCTTGTTGCCCACCGGGAGCGCCTTCAGCCGTCGCTGCATGGTCAGCTCCTCGATCACGATCCGCGCGCCGTGGCGCTTGGCGATCGCTACCAGCTCGTTCGCCGTGGTGTGGACCGCCTCGTCGGACTGGGCGCGGCGTGCGGTAATCGAGACATGACCACGCCGCTTCTGCTCCCGCTTGATCCTGCGTTCCAGGGTGCGCTGAACAAAGCGGAGTTTCATGCCGCTGATCAAACCGTCCTCCAGCACCCGGCCATGCTCATCGGTGACCGACCATGCGGCGATGTTGTAGATGCCGCGATCGACGCCCAGGAAGCGGCGTCCGGTGTCTACCGCCGGGCTTTCGTAGGTGAAGCTGGCGTGCAGCTCGAAGCGGTCCTCGTCGGGCCGGTAAACGACGCGACCACCGCCGGGCTCGCCGGACAGCAGGAACCGACGGTCGTGGAAATCAAAGCTGAAATCCAGCGGGAACAAGGTCCAGCACGGTCTCTTGCACCGGATCACCTCGCCGGTGGTGATCTCGATCATGTCGCCCGCCGCGCCCGCCGCGTTGGCCTCACGCTGGGTCGGTGTCAGCCGCCCACTCTTGGTCAGCAGGTTGACCCAGGCGTAAAGCCGTCCGGTCTCGGCGTGCCTTAGCAGCATATAGAAGTGGCGATAACCATGCAGGCTCAGGGGACGCGGGGAGCCGGTACGCGCCATCCGGTTCAACTCGTCGCGCCAAGCGCTTTCGCGCTCGACGTTGGCGTGGGTCTCAGCGAGATGGTCGAGCGCCTCCTCGTAGAGAGCCTGACGGCCCGAGAGCGGTGGCACGGTTGGCGGGCTGGCTGTCTCGCGCCCGTCGCCGAGTTGCTGGAGATAGCTCTCGACCATGCCGATCGCGTCAACCCGTGCCGATGCCGCCCCGGCTCCCGGCAGGTTCCAGGCGCGCAGCGTGGCGTAGGCAACGCGCTGCATGAACGCGGTGCGCTCGACCTTCCCCCCATTCTCGCGCGATTTCGATTTTACGCTTTTCGAGAAGCCCCGGATAGTCTCGAACTCAGTGAGCAGGGCGGTGATCACCGCCTCGGTAGCCAAGTGAGTGCGCTTCATAGCGTCGAGCAACATCGCGGCCTTGCGCGCCGACGGATCGCGCAGGCGGAAGACCGCTGTCTTGGTCGCGGATATAGTCTCCTGTGTATGTATGGTCATGGCATCCATCAGCATCGCCGCCCCGTCCCTCATTCTCGCCCGTCGATGGTGTGGAGAACTCGATCGATACTCAAGCCGGAAACGAACCGGGAACGGCTATCGTTCGAGACCCCCTCGACGTCCGCGCTAATCCGCTGGAACTGACTCCTGACGGCGGCCAGTTCGGGTAGCATGGTCTCGCGAGAGTGAGGGATTTACGACCGGCCCGAGGGACGACGGCGGGCCTATGCGGGGCGAGGCGGCGATGGACGACAACTTCACGACCGGGCCGAAGGACGATGACGACCAGCTTATGCGGGTCAGGGCGGCGATGGGCGAGGTCACCGCGCATCTGCGCGCCTTTCGGGAAAGCTGCGATCAGCGCCTGCGCGCGATGCAGCTTGACCTGCGCGAAATGAGCGTGACGCTCATGCACGTGAACCGCAGCATCCAGCGCTTGGACCGGCCCGAGCTATCGTTTGACAAGAAGGCGCTGCTCCGCCTGCCGCGGGATCCCGTCGACCTGTACGAGAGTTATGCAGATCTCCAGCAGCGCATGGTTCGGATGCAAGAGAAGCTGGATGCGATCGAGAAGAAGCTGAAGCCCTCTCCCGACTTCAAGCCGTGACCATCGCAGCCATCTGGAACCGCGCCGGGCCGTGGATCGTCATCGCGGTGATCTGGGCCGCCGCGATGGTGCTGATGGCGACGGCGGTGCTGCTGGAGCCGGAGGACTTCCGGCCCGCCATGGTCGAGGTCTGCGACGATGCCGTGGCCACGCTGCTGAATACCCATGACCTGGTCGAGCTGGAGCGATCGAAGTTCCTGATCACCAAGCTCCGCTGCCGTCTTGGGAAGCGGCTCTGAGTAACTAATTAGTAGTAGTCTGGCGCTACTCTCATCCCGCTGGGACCGGAGGAATTTGCCTCCAGCAGTGTTGCCACTGCTCTCAAGGGTCCCGGCTTTTGGATTGAGGTGTGCCGTGAAGACCGCTTACCGTTTCATCCTTGCCCGCCTCGGGGAAATCTCGACCTGGAAAGGCGTGTTTCTTTTGCTGACGGCTGCCGGCGCCACGGTACATCCGGAGCTGCAGAACGCCATCATCACCATCGGCTTGGCCGTGGTCGGCGCGCTGGGCGTCGCGGCCCCCGACCCCCGTGCTTCGGGGGAATGACATGGACAGCGATGAGCGCGGGATGCTCCATGATTTGATCGGCGTTTTGGTTGAAAAACTGAATACTCAACGCCGGCTGAACGAGGGCCTGACGCGGGAGTTGGACGCGGCCGAGACGCGACTCCGGCTGCTCGATGCGATTAACTACGGCGTGGTGTGACCATGGGGTCGCTACCCAAACAAAGGCTGTCAGACTCGGAAATCGTCGCGCAGTATCTCGCCGGTGCCAGCCAGGGATTTTTGTCCCTGAAAGCGCGGATCAGCCAAGTCCATATCCGCAACATCCTGATCCGGCACGGAGTCCGACTGCGGACCTCGTCGGAGACGCTGCGGTTGACGCTGCGGACCCGGAAGTGGGTGCCGCCGGGAAAACTGGCGGGGTGAGATGCCCCTCGCCGTCCTCAGCAGTCTGCTCGCATTGGCCGGCGACTTGATCTGGCTGGCCGCCGATGCTGTATTTGAGCCAATCTTGCACATGTCGCGCGTGCCGTTCTTCTGGGCGATCGGCGCGTGCTTCGTTACGGCGCTGGTTCTGCTGTACCTTGATCGGCGGCGTTAACCCTTGGAGTTCAGGCTGTGAATGTCAGGCTTTACCCCGCCGTCGCCCCGCTGGCCGTGGGGCCGGTGCGTCCGACCGAGCGCGTTCGGCTCTATCCGGCGGAAAATCTTTCCGCGATGCAGTCGGCTCCAGCCTACAGCCTTTCCAGTGTCCGAAAAGGTGGCTATGGTGGCGGCGGTGCTGCTGGAGCCTTCCGGCCCGCGACGGCCGAGGTCTGCGACGACGCCGTTCGTGCGCTGCTGAAGACCCCCTCAACCGCCCGGAATGGTCGCGGTGAGCCTCCTCTCCCTGAAGGGAGAGGCTTCCAGCTTCACGGGCCGTTGCTTCTCCGGCACCCAAGCCTTTGAAGACTGACACAGCCTCGACTGGCAGCACCGGGCGCCCCGCCCGGCGAGTTGCCGAAGCAACTGGAGACAAGCATGCGCCAGTATCGTTTGAGTTTCCAGATCCCGGCGGGGGCAACTCCTGCCGCTTTTCATCCCCTGCCTGAAGGCAGGGGCTTTCAAGCGAGATCATGGGTAAAGAAAGCCGAACCGTCCGGCAGCACGGTCACGCTGCGACCCGTTCTCACGTCACACGAATGCTCAATGGCGTTGGCGAACCAGCCGATCATCCAGCCTTCGTCGATGTCGAGGCCGTGGATCTTCCTGGCGTGCTGACAGAAAGCGTCGGCCCACTTGGCGGCATCGGCACCGCAGGCATCCACCATGTCGTTGCTTTCCATCGCCGTGTAGTCGGTCATAGGGTTTCTCTCGTTTTCAGTGTCCGGAAATGCCGCTTGTCGGACGTAGTTTTGGCCGGTCAGCCTATGACCACGCAAACGATACTTTACTGAAGTTTTACCGTTCGTAAACCTCTGCCGGGCCAAACTGAACCTGCCTGTTCCCTGATGGGCTCCTTGTATCCGGACTGGCCCGCTGCAGTATCGCTTGCTCTGCAGCGGGCGTTTCTTCGTCACAGGCAGGATCGGGCGGCAGACAACATGTCAGCCAGGGCGTCCATCTCGTCGGCATCGACAGCCACGGTGGAACCGGGGTCCACGCTGTCCGCAAGTTCGCGCAGGCGGTTGGTCACGATCATCAAGTTTTGGTCCGCTGCCTCCAGGGACATTTCCCGCTCCTCATCTTGGATCGTATCCACCGCTTGGGCTTCAGCGTCCCTGAACAATTCGTGGTACCGGGCCATGGCTGCCAGATAGAGCCGGTGGTCCTTGTCGAACAGGATGGCCGGCGGGCGCTCGACCCCGAGATAGCAGGCGCGGGAGTAGTAAAATCCGCCTTCCGCGACGGCGTCCTCCCAGGTCACCGGGTCGTTGTCGTCGTAGTCGTTGCCGTTGATGGTGATCACGGCGTGTCCTCCTTGGGTTTTTCGTTGCGCAGGGATGCGGCGAGGTCGCGGATCTTGTCGGCGTGCTCGGCCGGCACCCGCACGACGACGCGGGCGATACCGAGGGCGCGGTCGCGTTCCGTCTGGCGGCGCTGGCGCTCGTTGGCGGTGCGGTCTGTCACTTCGTCTCTCCGTTGTTGATGCATCACGGTATCGTCATGCATCACGGAGGTCTACGGCGCTTGCTGGCTACCCGTGCGGGCTACTCGGCAGAGTGAGCAGCGCAGCCCGGACGGCGGCGACCAATTCTCGATCGGCATCGGTACCATGGGCTGCGGCGCACGCCTGCAGTTCATCGAGGTTGATCACGCGCAGCGCGGCAATGACGCTGAGCAGGTGATTGATCTCGATCCTGCAGGTTGCTTTATCGACCATCGGTCCCTCCCCGTCGCCGCGCCCTTGCTGCAGCCGCCGCCGCTTCCGCCGAGCTTCCTGGAGGCCGGCGCTGAACCCCAGCCCGATGTAATAATTTGTAGATGGTGTTGGCGGTTGTTCCGGCGGCGTCTGCGATCACCGGGCCGGACTGGCCGTCCTTGTAGCGGGCGACAATCTCGTCGGTGCTGAGGTTCAGCTTGCGATAGACGCTGTTCCCGGGCTTGCGGATCTCGACACCGGCGGCGCGGGCGATGGCAAGTACGGTGGTGCCGGAGCACTGGGCGCGGGCGGCGATGGAGTCGCTGTCGAGGCCAGAGCGGTACAGCTCCGCGATCTCCGCATCGCTGAGCCGGCGGATGCCGCGACCCCGGACGTACGTCGCCACGTCAGCCTGCTGTTGGGCAGGCCGGTTCTGTGTCGATCAGGATTGCTGTCATGTACGTGTCCCCGGCAAGGAATACGGTCAAATATTAACACGCGGGCGGGGGCGGCGCGACCGAAACGGCGAGCGTTAATTAGCAGTAGTTAATGGGTGGGATATTGGGCAACTATCTTTCAAAAACCATCTTAATACTTGTTCGCCATTGCAGCACTTTAAGTCGCCGAAAGAGGAATTTTCTAACTCTCATGACAGAGGCATGAACGAAACCCTGTTGTGTAAGCCTGCTGGATCGCCCTATGCTCAAGGGGCCGGGCGCGCGAATTGTCGCAGCCCAATGAAGTCGATAGGTTCTACCTCGGTTGCTCGTAGTTACCCGTGCAACCAGTACAGTTCTCAAAGTTCCCGCCGGTCGGGCGGAAATTATGGCGATGGGTAGATAGCCGTACTTGCCAAAGCGCGGCGCGCCGGGCAACTTTCGGTAACGTTGGGTTGATTGGATAGACAGTTCACGGTGCATGGGTTGGCACCGAGGTAGTAGAGGCAGCGCACCCCTGAACGTTTCTTTGCCGGGAACACCAGGATCGAGGCTGCCTCTACGCCGCACCACAGCAGGGCATTCGCGCTGCTGCCGACGAGTCCAAACGACAAGTGACCCACCGGGCTGACGACCCGGCGGCATCGTCCAAACCACCACGAAGGAAGACCCCTTCATGCGTCTCACCAGATATTGGCTTCACCAAGCCTCCCGCCGCAAGCCTAGTTTTGTGAAATCTCTGCCATCTTTTGCTAGCGGCCGGTACGGCACCGTACCGACGGTGCGGGGTATGCCATGAGGACTCCCGATCAGCCTACAACATCCGGTCGATCACATAATGCTAATGCGCCACCGGGGGAACCGCCCGAGCGCTGGAGCCCGCAGGCCGCGCTGATCGCGGTTACCATTTGGATAGTCGCGGCCACGCTCGGATGGTTCGCCATCGCCATCGCGATCGCGCTGTGGGTCACGTCATGACTGGCGCGAGCGCGGAGAGGCTGCTAAACACCCGCCGGGCGCCCGGTCCCATATCATCCATTGAACACGCTGAGTGGCACTTCTTTGGCAGGTTGGGGTCACGGCCGGGCGCCTGCAGACACGTTGTTTTTGGAGCCAACTGCCCCGCGTTGCCCCGCGCTGCGCGGGTTTTTTTGCATCATTCCGCAAGTTTACATTGCGCTGCAGTGCAGCATGGCGCAGGGTGGGGGCTCGACATCTCATCGAGATGGCGTTTCCTCCCTGTCATGGGCATGGCCGATGGCACCCTTAACCCTGCTGTGCGCCGCGCCAGCAGGGGTTTTTTGTTCGCGTCAATGGCGCAGCAGCAGCAGAATTACGCCGACCACGCCCCCGATCACGGCGCCCACCATCCACTTCAGCAGCAGCAGGTCCGCCTCGATCTTGGCGAAGCGGTTCTCATGCGCTGCCACCGCCTCGGCCGCCTTGCGCGCCTTGTCCTCCGGCGCTCCGGCGTCCTTCAGCGCGTCGTACAACTCGGCCAGCATGACGGTCATGGCGCGTCAGCCTGCTTGCCGCAACCCGATATCCGTCAGGCGGCGCAGAGCCTCGGCGCGCGATGGGATCTCATCCTGCTGGCGTCGCCAGTCATCAATCCTCTTCAGCCAGCTCGTATCGACGCGCATCTCCAGGCGGCTTTCCTTCTTCGGCTTTTCCGTTTCCGTAACCATCGTCTGCTCCCGGTTGAGTCGTATTACCTGGAATGTACGGAGCATTTGATTGGTGGTCAATCTGTACCAAACGAGGTATACGTAAGCGCCAGTGTTATCGTATTGACATCCTGTCCGTACATGCGGCAATCTCAGGGCATCAACAACACAGGTGCCCCGATGAAATCCCTCCTCCCTCTAACCGCTGCGGCGGCGCTCTTCTTCGGTTTCTACGGCGAAGCGCGGGCAGCCGACGGCTGGACCCCGCTGAGCAAGATCGGTCACTGGCAGATCCGTCACAGCTCCAAAGTGTGCGACGCAAGCGGAGTGTTCGCGGACGGCACCCGCCTGGAGTTTTCAATCAATGCAAATCAGGTGGGGCTGATCACCGTAGTGGACCCGAAGTGGAGCATCCCGAAGGGCGACTACGATGTGGTGACGCAGGTTGACCGGGCACCGTCAAGCAAGGTCGAGGCGCATGGCGAGGACAGTTGGGTCATGTGGCAGATCCCGCTGACTGAGGCGAGCATAAATCTGCTGTCCTACGGCCGGACGCTTTATCTGAAAGTCGGACAGCAGACCGTTTCGTACGATCTGGCGTTGACGGAGGCGGTATGGAAGGCGCTGGCCAAGTGCGCCGCTCCAATGATGGCCGCCGCCAATCCCTTCGCCGGCTCCCCGCCCCGCACAGAAACTCCCGCCAGCACCGAAACTCCCTCCAACCCCTTCCGGAGGCTTTGAGAGTGACCGCCCACCCTTACATCATCCAGCGGCGCGCGGGGTCCTTCGACACCGTGTTTCCCAACATCGACAAAGGCCGCCTTCTCTTCATCGCGGGTGTCCTCGATGACTGCGGCCGCCCGCACATTGCGGAAATGGTCCGGGGCTGGGCCGCCGAGCATCAGATGCTGGCCGACCGCCTGAGCGGCGCTGTGCCGATCGGTGCCGGCGAAGACGATCCCGAGATCACCGCGTCCGCCATCGCGTTCGGTGGGCCGCTGCCGGTACGGAGTGCTGCAGAGTGAGCGCCAAATCTGATCGCATCATCGCAGTGATTGATACCTGCGACCCGCAGGAAACCGGCCTGATCGCAGCGGCGGCGCTTGGTTTTCTTCCTCCCGCCCCGCTTGTTCGGCTGATCCTGGAGACGCTGGGCGACGACGGCATGGCCGAACTGATCGCGCATTTCGAGGATGGAGAGGCGCTGTCGTGACCGGATACCCGCAACACCCCGACGCCGTGCTCGGCCGGATCGACCTGCTGAAGTGCGAGAACCACCACCTGCGCTCCGTCAACGCCACGCTGCTGGCGGCGCTGGAAGCCGTGGTCGAGGACATCGGCGACGAGCATAGCGAAGCCTGGGTCTCGCCGACGGTCAAGCGCCGGGCCCTGGCTGCCATCAAGGATGCCCTGTCATGAGCCTAAGCACCGTTCCACACGATCTTTTCCGCGACTTCTGCGCGACGGTCGTGCCCAAGGTCGGGGCCAAACAGGTCCGCACCCCGCGCGTCCAGCTTAGCGGCTTCGTCAGTGACGGCGGCAATTCGGATGCCAAGGTGCTGGAATACGCGATCGACGGCGAGATCGTCGGCCGCATGGTCAAGGCCTGCGGCGAGGTCGAATGCTGGCTGCGCAAAGACATGGCGGTGGAAACGCTGTCCGCCAGGGCCGATCAGGCTGCCGAGCGGGAGCGCATCATCAACGAAATGGCGGCTTACACACATGCGTCCCAGCAGCATTCGCGGGACCAGCGTGCCGACGAATACGTGTTGTCGTCCAGCCTGATCCACGCCGCAGCCCGGCGCAACGCGAAGTTGGGTAGGCTCTTTGACATGAACTCCAGGGGTGACAAGACGCGCGGCAACCTCGTGGCGGCGCTGGGTCGCGCTCTGAAAGCGGAAGGTGCGAAGTGACTGCAGCCAATATTATTCCGTACCAGCCGCCCGCGCTGCCGTCGATAGGGCCATTGCTGCCGAACAGCATCGGCGAAGCGATCCAAGTCGCCGAACTGATGGCCAAGGCGCGCATGGTTCCTGAGCATCTCCAGGGATCGGTTGCGGACTGCTTTCTCGTGGTGAACCAAGCCCGGCTGTGGCGGATGGACCCGTTCTCACTGGCGCAGGGAACGTCTTTCATCCACGGCAAGATGATGTACGAGGGCAAGGTGATCGCCGCCGTCGTTCATAGCCTGGGCAACCTGTCCAGCCGGCTAAGCTACGAGTTCGACGGCGCGGGCGATAACCGCACCGTCGTTGTCAGCGGCACCCTGCGCGGCGAGGACAAGGCGCGGACGGTCAGCGTCAGGCTGAAGGACGCGAAGACCAACAACAAGGTCTGGACGACGCAGCCGGACCAGCAACTCGCCTATCACGGCGCGCGGGTCTGGGCGCGGCGGCATGTCCCTGAGGTGATCCAGGGTGTTTATTCGCCGGAGGAGTTCCCGGAACAGAGGATGCGCGACGTCACGCCTGAGAATGTCCCCTTTACCATTTCGGAGCGCGTTCTTCAGCGGGCTCCGTCTCCTCCTCCCCCGCCTCCCGCGCAGACATTCAGCGTCAATGTGCCATACGGCGGCGAACCCGCGACGTATCCCCGGACACGCGGCGGCGCGAAGGAGGCCTTCAAGGAGATCGTCGCCGTGTTCACCGAGGGGCATCCCGAGATCATCGGTCTCAACAACGAGATCCTCGACGAGATCGCAACCAGGGTTCCCGCCCTGGCCGAGGAGATCTCTAACCTGCGCGCGGCTGCGGCGGAGGCTCTCGCCTTTCAGGACGATCCGGAGCCGGAGGAGAAGACCTTCGTCGAGCGCTTCGTGAACGGCGACGAGCCTGAACCCGATGATTTTCCGGGCACGGTCCCGCCGAAGCCAAACCCCTAACTCTCCCAGGCGGCGTGGCTCAGTCTGCGCCGCTCTTTTCCCGGAACCGAAGGCGACCGCAAGTGAATGCGGCATCTGACACAGGGAACTGGGGGCCGTGGTCCCCGCAGATTGACGCTGCAGAGCGGGTGGCGCGCTTGCGGGCGTTGCGGGCGTTCGTGCAGGCGTTCTACGGCACGCTCCACCCCCTCAACAAGGCGCTCTACTTCGCCGAAAGCCTGGAGACGGCCGACCTCGACGCCGCCGCGCGGGAACTGGAGCTGCTGCCGGCGCTCAGCCGCAGGAAAATCCTCAGCACCTACGCGGCGATGATCGCCTTCAAGGCGCAGCGCTCGGCGGAGGGCCGGTGATGAAGATCACGTGCCAGTGCGATACCTGCAGAGAGATCGCGGAAGCCCAGCGGCGCGCCAGTGAGTCGTGGGAGCTGGTCATGATCGCCGCCGCCTGGATGGCAGAGCGCCACGGTCTCGACGATGACGAGGCGCTGTTGCACGTCCGCCTCCACGGCGTTGACGGAACGAGGAGTGTTCAGTGACCGATCATGGGGAGGTGACCGACGACTTTCATCCCATCCACCGGGACATGCTGGAGCGCTGGGCCGCCAGTGGCTGCGCGGTGTCCCGCTACATGCTCGACCACGGGGTCTGGTTCCCAGAGGCGCTGGAGGCTCTGCACCGCGAGCGCTGCGCTGAACCGGTTCCGGTGCCCGATGACGAAGAAACGACAAACGCGGAGGAATGGAGATGATGACGCTTGCGGAACCACCTGATCGGTGGGACGCTGAAACGACAACGGCCGCAGCGCTAGGAACGCTCCGGCCGGCTGTCGGGTCTGAAGTGGACTCGATGGTCATAGTGGATGTGACCCACCATGGAACCGCAATCAGTTCCAAGGATGGCTGTCTTTCGCCTCGATTTCAAGAGGCATTTCGGCTGGGCCGCGTCCGCTCTCAGATTTGGAGGGGACAGTGAGCGCACCATCAATGCCGCTTTTCTGCGGTGACTATCTCAAGGATACGACCAAGCTCAAGCTGGAGCATCACGGCGCATACCTGATGATCCTGATGATTACGTGGGCGGAAGGCGGACAGCCGCTATCCGATGACCCCGACGAGATGGCCACGCGCCTGAGGATCACAAAGGAACGATGGCTGACGAAGATCCGGCCTGTGCTGGCACAGTTCTTCGACCTGTCCAGCGGGACATGGCGGAATGAGCGTTTGGAACGTGAGTGGAATTACGTTCAGGGCGTGATCGCCAAGCGGCGCGCAGCCGGCGCTATGGGCGGGCGCTCGTCGAAGAACGGGCCGCGCAACGGGCCGGGAAATTCCCATTTTTCCGACGAGAGTGTGCACTGCAACACTGAGGAAAATGGCGCGACTAACCCACGGAAAGATAACGAAACTAGCAAAGCAAATGGTTCCGATTTGCTTAAGCAAAACGGAAGCACCCATCCCCATACTTATACGTTACACGTAGAAGACTCTATCCCCCCCGTTCATTCACAAAAACCTTCTCCAGCCCCTATCGGGGCTGGCGGGGGGGTTAGCGAATTTAAAGGGAAGAATTTCCACCTCAGCGCGAAGACATTTGCCGAGTATCAGCGGGACTACCACGCCATCCCTGATCTGACAGCGGCGTTGCGGATGCTGGACGAGGATCTGGCGGGCCGAAAGCCTGATCAGGTCTACGGCGCGTTGCGGGCGCGGCTGAACGGGATGCACCAGAACAGGCTGGAGAAGATGCGGGAGGCGCGGGCTGCGAAACAGCCGAAGCAATCAAACCGGGTCGGCATCCGTAATCTGGGCGGGAGGAACGCGGCATGACCAAGCTCACGCTGGACATCGACCTGCCGCACGACCCGGAGATCGAAGACAAGGCTCTGGGCATGGCACTCCAGGGGCGCGGCGGCTACGGCCAACTGGCCGTGCTGGAGCCAGACGATTTCCACAACGCGCTGAATAGCGCGGCATGGGCTGTGATCGAAACCATCGGCAAGGCTGGCCGCGAGCCAGACGTGATGGAAGTCATTGCCGAACTGGAGGCACAGGGCCATCAGCGCGCCGTGACCAACCCATTGATCCACGCCTTCGGGGACAAGCTGGCCGGCTTGGCGGACTCGTCCGGCATCGTGTCGCGGCTGAAGGGCTTGACCATGAAGCGGCGCGGCCTGTGGGCGCTGCATGGGCTGGCCGATGACCTGCAGAGCAAAGCGTATTCGGTCGTCGCGGAAGATCAGATCGGCATGGCGGTCGCGACGCTGAGCGGGCTTTCAAAGGGCCACCGGAAGTTTGTAACACTGGGCGAAGTCGGTTCCCGCTATCTCGCCAAAGAGCGGACGCCGGTCAGTTCAACCGGCTTTCCGGCGCTGAACATAGCGTTGGCCGGCGGCTTTCACCAGAACCGGGTGTACGGCTTTAGCGGAAAGATGAAGGCCGGCAAGACGATGTTCATGGCCAGCATCAGTTACAACATGGTCACGCTGGGCATTCCGCACGTTTATCTGTGCTTGGAAATGCGGCCCGAAGAGATTGGACAGAGATATTACTCTCGGCGCATGGGAGTCAACGCGCTTCAGTTCTACGACGACTATCATATGAATTCGCCGGCATTCATCCGGAAGCAGATCGAAGCCAAAGCCTACTTTGACGACAGGGATTGCCTCAGCTTCATCGAAAGCCCGCGCATGGACTTGGAAACCTTGCGGGCAACCATCGCCGGCATTGCTTTGAGCGGCAAGTATCGCGGCGTTTTTGTCGATTACATTCAGCTTGTCGGGGGTCAGCGGGGCAATCAGAACGAGGTCAACCACCTCGACAACGTTTGCCAGACGCTGGCGGAGATGGCGGCAACCTACCCGTTGTGGATCGTGGTCGGCGCTCAGCAGAATGATGACGGCGGCGTTCGCGGCGGCAAGGGACTGGCGGCGGCGTGTGACGTGCTGTTCGCGCTCGACAACTCCGACGAGGAAGCTCCGTTCGTGGACAGCACCGGGCGGCGCGAGCGGCGGCACCTGACGATGCAGTTCTCCCGCTACACCATGGCAACCGACGTCGGTGGCCCCAACGATCCCGGCTACATCCTGCGGACTGATGCCGGCCCTTACTTCCAGGAGCTTTGACCATGACCAGCGAAGACCTGCGGGCGATGCGGGCGGATCTGACGGCGGCCATCGGGCCGATGGCGGCGGCGAACGTCTTCTTCGCCTGGGCCGAAGGGATCCGCGTTCGGATGGAGCGGGAAGCTCAGACTGCGAGCGAAGCCGCGCAAAACACGATGAGTGGGAGGGAGCCATGAGGCTCCCCGAGGTGCGGGCGCGGCTGGTCGAACTGGCCGACGAACACGGCATCGACGAGCTGCGCGGGCTGGCCGAGGCGATGAAGCGCCGGTTCCACGGCCGGGCGGCGCGGGTTGTCAGCGCCACCGTCACGCCGGATCTGGCCAACGCGGTGCGGGCCTACTGCGCCGCGTTCCCGGAGATGCCGATGCACGAGGTCTCCAAGGTGTTCCGGCTCAACCAGGGCCGGGTGAGCGAAATCCTGTTTGGGAAAAGGGCATGATCGCGGCGTGGGTGTTCTGGCTGAATTTCTGGCTGGTCGTGATGAGCGAGCCGCCGGAGCGGCACACCGCGAAGATCTACATCCTCGACGACTACCGCTCGGATCGGCGAGGGCCGACCGATACGAAACCGACCGACAAGAAACCGAATGGGAGCGCAGCAGCATGAAAACCGAACGTGGAACGCTGATTACTCGCCGCCGCTTCGAGCGCCGGCTGGATGAAGTTTTCGGCGCCAGCAAGGCAGCGCGGGTCATGCACCACGCCCGGATCGCCGGGTTGATCAGCACGGGCAAGCAGGGGGTGCACTACGAGAGGCCGCTGTTGCCGCCCGAGCAAGCCGCGCTGATCCTGGTCATGGCCCTGGTCACAGCGACCAGCCTTCATCTCGGCGATGCCTCCGAGCTGGTGATCGAGCGCCAGGACTGGATCGAGAATGCGCAATCGGTCGCATGCACGGGGGAGGACCTCGTCCTGCAGCACGCCTTTGGGCATGGGCTGGCGGTCGAGGTGACGATCCGGAACACGGTCCTGCGCGATCCGGTGCTCGGCCCCAGCGGAGCTGGCGGCGTTGCGATGGAGATGGCCGCGTGAACACGAGACCCGGAATGTCCTGCACCGACTGCGGCGTGACCGAACTGGCTCTGGGCGTCACGGCGGCCAACGACGACAAGCGGTGCATCGGCTGCGATCTCATGGGGCCGGAGCTGTGGACCCGCTACGTGCAGCGCTGGAACCCGATGCAGTGGGTGCCGCAGTGTCTCCGGCGGAAACGGAGGATGGCGTGATCCGGCACGAGCAACGGTCTGACGCCCTGTACAGCATGCTGCGGGCGTGGCGGAGCTACGGCGATCGGGCGTTTCGCGTTGACCGCAAGGGCAGCCACTGGAAACCGCTGCACGATGCCGATGCGCTGGGCTGGTGCACGTTCATCGGCGATCGATGCAGGCTGACGCGCCTCGGTGCCGAGCAGCTCATCCCGTTCGGGGTGCAGGTGGAGGCCGAGATCATGGCGATGGCAAAGTGAACTGGGTGCACGGATACTTCACCGGGTTGACGCTGTCCTGGCTCGCTGTCGCCGCGCTGATGCTCTGGATCGAGGGCGGACTGTGGAGGTGACCTCTCCTCGCCCTGAAGGACGAGGCTTCCGTGCCTCGCGACACAGCTTTTCTGCTTCATCGAGACGCGCCCGAATGCCGAAACACCCGTGGTCTTACCGTCTCTCCACAGACTATCTCCCTCAGCCCGAGGGTTCTTTCGTGATCTTCGAGGCCGGTCAGCTTGGTTATCGCTCGACCGGCATAAGCAGGGTGCGCGCATCCGGGGGGTTTGGCCACTGCCCCTCCGGGGCATCCCGTTTCCTTCCCCGCCTGAAGGCAGGGGTCTCCACGGGAGTAGTCGGATGATGGGGCCGGATGCGCTGATGCTCTGGCTGGATGGTGGGCTTTGGCGACTTCAATGAGGCCCCGGAGTTACCGGGGAAGCCGGCCCCGCCCACAGTGCAGCAGAGAAAATTCATGATGGCAACAGCGCGGAAGATGGAAGAGCTTTTGCAGAGATCAGTCGTCGAGCTACTCGCGCTGTATGCCGGGCGGGGGCTGCTGGCATTTGCGCACGTGCCCAACGGCGAATACCGCACACCCGGCGTGGCAGGCCGGCTCAAGGCAATGGGCACCATTCCCGGCGTGCCCGACCTGCTGGTCTGGCTGCCGGGGAGCATGTCGTTCGGAATTGAGCTGAAGGCGGGGCGCGGCCGGCTGTCAGCCGATCAGGTCCAGTGGCACAGCACGCTGAGCAGCCTGGGCCATCGCGTCTACGTCTGCCGGAGTATCGACGAGGTCGAGGCGGCGCTGCGCATCGAGAGCGTGCCTGCAATTGGGCAGGTGGTCGCGTGAGCAAAGACGAGGTCCTCGACCTTCGCCGCAAGCCGTCGCGCATCAGCGTGGAGCGGCTCGCCGATGGCTTCGGTGAGCGCACGAGGATTATGAGCCAGTGCGAGGTGCTCGCCCGCCGGGGAACCATAAGCCCCAGGCAGGAAAGGGCTGCGACCCGGATTTATCAGTGCTGGAGCTTGGGGGTTTGCGGGGCGCGCAATGGCGAGACTACCGGCAATGGCAACGATCCATCAGGATATTCTGATGCCCAGCTTCAGGCATTGCGGGAATACAGAATTATCAGAGATGCGGTCGGCGGGCGGCTCTGGAGCGTGGTGTTTTCCGTGGCCGTGGAGGATCTCTCGCCGTTCCGGTGGGCCAACGAACGCGGCGGCGGTGTCCACCCCAAGGGTGCCGTGGCTTTGCTCAGGGTCGGTTTGGATACCGCAGCAGATGCAATTGGAGATTGACGCTGAGGCTTAGCAATGGTACGTCCGTGTTATGCGTGCAAACGTGTCGATGAAATCAGCCGGCAGGGGAACCCCTCGCCGGCTTTTCCATGTCCGGGGCTGATGTTTGATGTCGTCGCCAAGGCCGTTGCGGACTGGACCGGAAGGCCCCTCGCGTTCGCCTGCGCCCTCGCCCTGGTGCTGGTCTGGGCCGCTACAGGACCGCTGTTCGACTGGTCCGACAGCCACAGCCTCGTGATCAACACGATCACCACAGTGATCACGTTCCTGATGGTGTTCTGCCTGCAGTATGCTCAAGACCGAGATACCGCGGCGCTCCATGCCAAATTGGATGGCCTGATCGCCGGATGCAGCACCACCAGCAACGATCTGCTGGACCTGGAACACCGCCCGCGCGACGAAGTCGACGCCGTCAAACAGCAGATTGTCGAGGGTAGCTGATGGAAAACTCAGCTCAGTGGGACTGAATGCCTTTTGCTCCTGGACAGTCAGGCAACCCTGGCGGGCAGCCGAAGGTCACGGCGGAGGTGCGGGAACTGGCGCGCCAGCACGGGCCCGATGCCATCGCCGCCTTGGCTTCCATCATGCACGACAGTGGGGCTCAGCCGTCCGCCCGCGTCGCTGCAGCTATCCATCTCCTCGACCGCGGCTTCGGCAAGCCCAAGCAGGAAATCGAGGCCTCCGGCTCCCTCTCCATCGCAGTGGTGACAGGCATTGACCGGGCTCCTGACCAGAGTTGAGACCGGCTACGTGCCGCACAAGTTTCAGCGGACGGCGCACGAGCAGCTCAGGCGGTTCAGCGTCATTGTCGCACACAGGCGCTGGGGAAAGACCGTCCTCGCTGTGAATGCGTTGGTTGATGCCGCACTGAGGTGTAAGAAACCTGACGCAAGGTTCGCATACATCGCGCCGTTTCGCGGACAAGCAAAGGCGGTGGCGTGGGACTATCTGCGCCGCTACGCGATGACCGTGCCGGGCTCCCTCGCCGCAGAGGGCGAGCTATCCATCACATTTCCTCACGGTGCCCGGATCCGATTGTTCGGAGCCGATAATCCAGACGCGTTGCGCGGCATCTATCTTGACGGATGTGTCCTCGACGAGGTCGCCGATATGAAGCCCAGCGTCTGGGGCGAAGTGGTCCGCCCCGCACTGTCCGACAGGCTCGGATGGGCGTTGTTCATCGGCACCCCAAAAGGGCCAAACTTATTCCACGACCTGTACCTCCACGCCCAGGAAGATCCGACGTGGTTCGCCGGGTTCTACCCTGTGGATGAAACCAACCTCATCGCCGAGAGTGAGCTGGAGCTGGCTCGTGCGGTCATGTCGCCGAACAGCTACCGCCAGGAGTTCCTGTGCGACTTCACTGCATCGTCTGACAACGTCCTGATCCCGGTGGACCTTGCCAGCGATGCTACGCGCCGCACGATGGACGAGCGCCTGCTGGAGGGACTGCCCCGCATACTGGGTGTGGACGTGGCCCGCTTCGGCGGGGACAGGTCAGTCATCTTCCGGCGCTGCGGGCTGGCCGCCTATCCGCCGGTCATTCTCGAACAGGTCGACAACATGGCGCTGGTCGGCCGGGTGGTGAACGAGATAGTCAACTGGAAGCCGGATGCGGTTTTCGTAGATGCTGGGCGCGGCGAAGGTGTGATCGATCGCCTGCGCCAGCTCGGGCATGACGTCATCGAGGTGAACTTCGGCGGCAAGCCCGACAACCCGCGTTATCAGAACATGCGAGTCCAGATGTGGGACAAGATGGCTAAGTGGCTGCGCCAGGGTGGCTGCCTGCCCCCGGTGCCGGAGATCAAGGCTGACCTCTGTGCTCCCACCTACAGCTTCGACCCATCGAACCGCATGTGCCTTGAGTCCAAGGACGCCATCAAGGCGCGCGGCCTGCGCAGCACCGACATCGGCGATGCGCTCGCCCTGACCTTCGCTCACGACGTCCATCCCAGCATCGCCCGGCATGGCCCGGCGCGCGTGTTGACCGAATACAATCCGTACGAGGCAGCGTGATGGCGGTGACAAGAGCGCCACTGCCTCCCGCCCTGACGCTGATCGACTGGGCAAAGAGGATAGACCCAGACGGCAGCGTCGGCGATTTGGTCGACCACCTGAACCGGACGAACCCGGTGATGGCGCGCGGCGAGATGACCGCGATCTACCGGATCGAATGCATACGCCTTGCTGACGATGTGGATTGGTGCGTCAAGAACGGCTGGAGGTTTTAGCATGTGCCTCGCTGGTGGCGGTGGACCGAAGCCCCCTGCTCCAGTTGCCCCGCCTCCGCCTGCGCCGACCATGGCCAGCCCGGTGGTGCAGGCAGCCCGCGATGACGAGCGCAAGAGGTCGCGGTTGGCTGCTGGCAGGGCGAGCACCATCCTGACTGGGGCACAAGGGCTCGCGGCACCGGCCGTCACCGGGCAAAAGACACTCCTCGGGGCCTGACAGCACCATGCCAGACACGATGATCGGGGCCGGCCGTGGCTACGGACACGATGCCTCGCAGCCTAAGCTCTGCTTCGAGCGGAGACTGGCGACGCTGAAGCAGGAGCGGGCGTCGTGGATGGCGCACTGGCAGGACCTCGCCCAATACGTCCTGCCCCGCGCCGGCCGATGGCTGAGCACCGAAACCAACCGGGGCGACCGGATCAACGACAAGATCTACAACAACACCCCGACGTTCGCCTTGAGGACATTGGTGTCGGGCATGATGGCGGGCATTACCAGCCCGGCGCGGCCATGGTTCCGGCTCGCGGCCCCCGATCCCGAATTGATGGAGGTGGCGGGCGTACGCTGGTGGCTGCATGACGTCGAGCGCCGCATGCGTGTCGCCTTCAACCGTTCCAATACGTACAACGCGCTATCGTCGGTCTATGAGGAGCTGTCGCTCTTCGGCACGGCGGCCATGGTGGTCGAGGCTGACCCGATCGACCTGCTGCGCTGCTACCCGCTGACGGCCGGCGAGTACATGCTGGGCACCAGTGGCCGCTTGGTCGTCGACACGCTCTACCGCGAACTGCGCATGACCACCGGGCAGCTCGCCGATCGCTTCGAGGAAGAGAACTGCTCCACCACCGTGCGCCAGCACCTCAAGCGCGGCGAGGTGGATGTGTGGATCGATGTGGTTCACGCCGTCGAGCCGAACAGGAAGCGCGAATACACCAAGGCTGACAAGCGCAACAAGGCTTGGCGCAGCGTCTACTTCGAGGCGGGGAATGATCCGGACAAGCTGCTGTCGGACAGCGGCTACGATGATTTCCCCGGCATGTGCCCGAGGTGGTTCGTCAGCGGCACCGACGTCTATGGCCGGTCTCCCGGTATGGACGTGCTGGGCGATGTGAAAGCGCTGATGGTGCTGGAGCGGCGCAAGGCGCAAGGCATCGACAAAATCG